ATTTGCAGCAACGTTTAAACCAAATGATTAGAAGATATGCACATCAAGAAAGAATGCCTATATCAAATGCATGGAAAGCTTTCACGGAAGCGTTCAACACTGCATATAAAACGAATTTAAAATTAAAAATCACAAATTACAAAGAAAAACATGGTTTGAAAGACTTAACAAGACCACAGTACTTATCAATGACAAATCAATTAGAAGATGCGGTTCGTGTAGCGGACAAGCTTCTCAACAAAGGAAGTGCTACAGCATGAGTCAATTAAAAGAAGCTATCGATATTTTAGAATCGGCTTTTACAGATGTAAGAGATCGTTACCCAGTAACACTAACTAATTCACACGGATCATTTCCTAGCATCATGAATAGAACCGAGTACTTAGAAGGATTAATTGAAACTGCTTTAAACATTATTTGGGAACAAGAGGAGGAATGAATGATGGAAGAAAGCACATTATCACTGTTAATCGTATCAGCAGCAATATGTCTCTCTGTATACCTGGTGCACCGAATAGACGTTGTGGCAAAGAGAGCAGGATGGCTTGAAGATGACGAATAGAGAGCAAAAAGAAAAAGAAGAGAAACAAAACATCATTAAAATGATACGTGATTTACGAGCTAGAGGAATACATAACAGCGCAGATAAGGTTGAGGAAATGCATAAGGAGTTCATCACTCTAGCTAAATAGGACAAGCTCTTGCTTGTCGGAATATTCAGGAATCTAATGTTAGTCCCCACCTAATTCAAAGGTTCCTGGATATTCCGATGCGTGAAAGCATCAAGAAAGGGGAATGGGAAAATGAATAAAGCGAAAGTAATTCAGTTAATAGCCAAAGTGGTCTTTGATGCTTCTGAGGGTAGCAAAAATTACGGATGGATGTGTGAACCTGATAACTCTTTAGATAATTTAGGTGAAGAACTAGATGTTAGTAATGAAGAAATTTATGACACTGTATTAAAACTAAATGGTCCTGATCCAGTTGCAATCAGCAAAACAGAAGAAGGGACTTATAAAAGGACATTAGTAGAAATGCATTATCCGTGGGATATGATTAAAGATTGGTCAGAAGAGGATTGCGAAGCGGAAATAGGTGCAATTGATAGTTCTGACACCTTGTAAAAAAACAAAATAAAAAAGAGCCGACTACGCCTAATAATCGACTCTTTTGAAGAAATGACTCAATATACTACCTCTATTATACAACGTCGTTTCTTCCAAGTAAATAAGGAGGAATGTGGAAATGATTGAAAATCCAATTACTTACGGTAATCATCACGATTCATCATCTAGAGACTTCATTGAACTATGTTGCGGTTGTGAGGGAGAGATCTACTACGGAGAAAGTTGCTTAGATTTCGGTGGGGATTACCTACACGCAGAAACGGAATGTATCACTCAATATGTTAAGTCTCATTCTACAGAGAAAGTAGCGGGTGAATAAGATGGGCCTACAAAACAAAATTGAAGCCGAAATTCAAATAATGATGAATTTAGTTGAACGATATAAGCAAAGTAAAGAACCTAATGCTGCATCGATGGTTGTGGCTTATGAATACGGATTACAAGCACTTACAGAAGTGTATGAAGCTAGTAAACAAACGGAATTAGCACCGTTTTAAAAGAGAGGGAGATTTATATGACAACTGAAAATTACTTTTCTAAGTTAGCTCAAATAGATTGTACGGAACACGTTGAAAAGAAAGGTCGCTTTAGCTACTTATCGTGGGCATGGGCAGTTAAAAAGCTTCGTGAAGTAGATCCAACAGCAACATGGGAAGTTAAACGATTCGATGGAGTACCTTACCTTAAAACGGATTGCGGTTACTTTGTAGAAGTTGAAGTAACTGTACAGGGATTACCACTAAGTCAGATTCATCCTATCCTTAACAATCAAAATAAGCCGATTGCAGAGCCTAACAGCTTTGATATTAACACGAGTATTCAACGTTGCTTAGTAAAGGCTATAGCGCTTCATGGATTGGGATTATACATCTATGCAGGTGAAGACTTACCAGAGATTCAAGAGCCAATGATTACCCCTCAACAAGTCGGCGCAATCAAATTAAACATTAAAAATTTAGCCACTCTTCGGAAAGTGGATGAAGATGCGATTAAAGGACACTTAAGTATTAAAGAAGTTGCTGAATTAACATTAAAACAAGCTGAAGATGTACTTAAAAAATCAACGAAGTGGGTTAAACAAGCTGAAAAAGAGATAGAGGAAGCAAAAGAAAACGAAACAGCTGAAGAGGTAGAACAACCAAATTAAGGAGTGAAAGCCTGTGTTAGATAAAAATCAATCGAAAGTCGTCCTTCCTTCATGGGTGTGGAAGGGCGCACGAAATGAAAAAGAAGCGAAAGCGAAGGCGATTGAGTACATTACTCCCGATCGCTATCCAGGATACAAAGTACTAAATATCAAAGACGGAATCGCTGTATGCGAGAGGGAGAATGTGTAATGATACCAATTCGAGTAAAACGAGGGTCAAAAACTGAGTTAATAAAAGCGGTACGCGAGTTAGAAAAACGTGGATTTGATTATGTAACACCAATTAAAGCAGTTTATAAAACAACAAAAGACTTTGTATATAACGAAAACAAGAACATCAAAGGTGGCTATAAATTCTACGGAATGGAAGAATACGTCTCTTATGAATGTTGGATGAAGAAGGTGAACTAAATGGCAGATGTTAAATGGATAAAACTCTCTACTAGCATGTTTGAAGATGAAAAGATTCGATTGATTGAAAGATTACCAGATGCAGATACGCTACTAATCATTTGGATTAAATTGTTGTCTCAAGCGGGCAGGACAAATGCTAATGGTTACATTTTCTTGAGCGAAAACATCCCTTTCACAGAAGAAATGCTCTCAACACTTTTTAATAGACCAATAGCAACTGTGAGACTTGCATTACAAACGTTCAAACAGTTCGGAATGATTGATATCACTGACGATCAATACATCTGCATCTCTAATTGGGAAAAGCATCAAAACGTTGATGGATTAGAGAAAATACGTGAACAAAACCGATTACGTAAGCAAAAACAAAGAGAAAAACTTAAGTTAGAGACGTCACGTGACAGTCACGGGACAATCACGCAGAGTCACGCAACAGATATAGAAGAAGATAAAGAATTAGATATAGATAAAGAGAAAGATAAAAAGAAGAAAGAAAAACCTTCTAGTCACAAGTTTGAAACTTGCGACACCAATGGGGCTAAGTATTTGTTTGAAAAAATTAAAGGTAACAACCCTAAACAAAAAGAGCCTAACTTCGATAATTGGGCAAATGAGTTTAGATTAATGCGAGAACGCGATAACAGAGAACCACAAGAGATTAAAGATGTTATTGATTGGTGCCAAGCAGATCCATTTTGGCAAGGGAATATCTTATCTCCTAAAAAGCTACGTGAGAAGTTCGATCAACTTACTATTCAAATGAATTCTAAAAAAGGAGCGAAGAACAATGCAGAGAGCGGCACTAGCAATACCAACCGATATAGCCAAAAAGGTGAATATGACTATGGATTCTGATGTGTGTGATACACATGGCATGAATAAGATGAAGTTCGGTGAACAAGTTGTTTGCCCTCGATGCTTCCTTGAAAACGAAAGTAAGAAGCTTCAGCAACAGGAGCAAGCGAAATACGATGCGGATAAAGCGAATGAGAAGAAGTTCATGTTCCACCAACAAAGCATGATTGCCGATAGCAACATTAAGAAAGCTAGCTTTGATAATTACAAACCTACTAGCAAGGAAGGAGCGAAGAACCTTGAACTCGCAAAGGTCATTGCAACTGATTATCTTAACGGAAAGATTTTTAACACGATTATGGCCGGGAATTGCGGAGCAGGGAAAACACATCTCGCTTATGCTATTGCGGATCAACTTGCAGGAGCAGGGAAGTCGGTTGTCTTCGTTACAGTCGGCGAATTGCTACGGAAGATTAAAAGTACATTCAGTAAAGATTCAACATTAACCGAAGATGCAATTATAAGAAGTTTAGTAAGAACAGAAGTATTAATAGTCGATGATTTAGGAGCTGAGTTAGGCGCGTTGGATGCAAATACAAAAGCAACAAACTTCATTAATAGGGTGTTATTTGATGTTTTCGATGGAAGGCAAGGTAAATCTACTATCTTCACGACAAACCTTACAGGGGAACGTTTAGAAGGCGCATATGACGAGCGAATTGTATCACGTATTTTCAACAACTTTAAAGTGCTTGTTTTCAAAGATACAAAGGATTACAGAAGAAAGGCATTGCCATTTTAAAAGGGGGAAATTGAAATGTGTGCATGTAAAGGAACAGGAGTAATTCAGAACGACATTGGAACGGGTATGTATCAGTTTGGGCCATGTATTTGCGAAGCGGCGAATCAAACACCTGAGGAAGTAGATAGAAAGCGTCATGCCGTTATGGCAAGACTAAGAGCAATTCATCAATTGCAAATGGAGGGGAAATGGGATGGGGAAGTTCGAAACGGCAGAACAGCTTGAAAAATACACGATTTCGCAACAAACGAAAAAATATATGAAAAAAGAAAGACAAAAGTTATATATACCTCTCGAGAAGTACGATCTGGTATTTAGTGATAAAGAAGTAAATCATATGAAAACATTGTGGAGAGAAAACAAATCACTGGCTGAAATGGCTGAAGAAATGGGACGCCATGAAATGGAAATAGCAGTTCTTATTATGGACCAGGGTGATAAACAAAGAATTAATAAGCGTCCAATGGGGTTAGGGGCATGAAACAACTAACACTAGAGGATGTTGTAGGGAGTTTTGATTACACCGCAAAGAGCACGGCCGAACAATTCTTAGCAAAGCCGCAGGGAATCCCTACTTATACCGTGGATTTCTTTGATAAAGACCTAAGACAAAAGTTAAGGTGGTTCGAAGCGAAGACAAAGAGCGAAGCAGAGGGAATGGCTAGGAAGAAATATGGACAGATACAGATTGTGAATACATACATCTCGGATCGGACTCTTAAAGAAATTATGGAGCTAGATTAGGAGGGAGAAGGAATGGCTTTAAATCGTTGGTTAACTGATGAGGAATATGCAAGGGCAGCGGCTAACGGGATAAATAGAAAAAGGCTACAAAGTCGAGTTTATGACTTTGATTGGGATATAGAAGAAGCGATAACAGCACCTATTGGAACAGTAAGGCACGAATACGAAAGAAAATACGGAACATGGCTAAAAACGGCGTTAGAAAACGAAATAAATGTTGCAACTTTCTACAGAAGGTTGCAACTAGGGTGGAAATACAAAGATGCGGCGACAAAACCCGCGAGGACAAAAGGTGTAATAGAGAAGACTTGGATAAATATCGCAAAGAAAAACGGAATTGGATACCATACGTTCATTTCGCGGGTTCGTACTCATAAATGGGACATGGAAAGAGCGGCGACAACGCCAGTAATTAATACAGGAAGACGTTGCTCAATGAAAGATAAGGAGGAAGTTTAAAATGACAAGGATATACAACGAAGTAATTACGGGTGAACAATATTTAATTGCAAATAGAAATGGTATTTCAAAGAAAAATGTATATCAACGTGTAAACGAATATGGTTGGTCGATAGAGAAAGCTATTACAAAACCTCTTAATAATACGAAAAATAAAAAAACAGATCGTCATTTAATGTTGCTAGCTGAATTAAATGGAATTAATTATGCGACTTATAGACAGAGAATAAAAGATGGAATGGATCCTCATGAAGCTGCTGTTAAATGCAATAAATACAGCATGGAACTTCAGATGGCACTAGATAATGGAATAGGAACTGAAGCGTTTTATACTCGTCTCAGAAGAGGAATGACACCATACGAAGCGGCGACAAAACCATTAAAACATAAGAATTTTTCTAAAGAGTATAAAGAAGAATTAGAAATTGCTAAAAGTAACGGAATTGCTTATCAAACATTTTATAAAAGGGTTATGGATTTAGGTTTTGACCCAATGGAAGCGGCGACAAAAAAACCAATTAAAAGAATCAGCAATGCGGCTATAGCAATAAAAAATGGAATAAGCGAAAAAACATATTACCAACGCGTTTATAAAGGGTGGAGCAAAGAAGACGCAATGACAATTCCAGTAGTGAAAAACAAGAGGTATTTCAATCGTGAACAAAAAGCGAATCTACATAGAAGCACTTCTGCTTAAAGGAATTTACAAAGAAGAAAATACAGGTCGCCAGCTGTATGAAATGAGTGAGCATGAATTATGGAACCTACTAAAAGGAGATGGGGAGAATGAGACATACAAGGAATAGGCAATTGGCTAAACTGCATAACGAGCCTATGTGGTTTTGGAATAAAGAAGGTACTGATGATATTCGTTTGCAAAGACATTGGATGAAGATGGGGTTAGAACCTAAATTAGATCCAACCTTTATGTGGCTTAGAATACAATACGAAAACGACAAGAAGGTACGGAATTATTGGGGAATTGCAGGGACTTACGCTAGAAAAATTAAATAGGAGGCGTTTAAACAATGAGAGAAGCAATTGGAGAGTATATCGAACGGTTACAGCAATCAGCAGTGGAAAACAGAAAAGAAGCTGATAAGGCGTATGAAGCTGAAGATTTAGGACTGGCAGGGTATTACAAAGGGCAATGGATTGCGAATGAGGGAACGGCAATTGCATTAACAACTATCTTATCTAAATACAAGGAGGAAGAACAATGAAATATACAGAGCATGGCACTTACGAAATTACTCAACTATTAATGGAAGCGAAGGAGAATGAAGAGAATGGCAACTAAGATCGTTATGTATACGGGGAATGAATGTAGCAAATGTAAGCGAGCGAAGGAAATGTTAAAGAATTGTCCGGTTGAAGTTGATATTGAGGAATTAAATGTTGATGAAACCCCGATGCACAGAAAGGTATTGACTAAGGTTTATGAATCTAATACTTTACCAACTTTTATTATAGGTGAAAACGTGTATAGAGGTTTTGATGAGAATATCGGAAAAATCATGGAGCACTTAGGACTGTAGGAGGGATCGAATGAAGAAAGAAACTAAAATACAGCTGGAAGGTGAGCTTGAAAAGGTAGAAAGCGATATTAGCAATCTGGAATATCACCTTGTCATGATGGATGGTGAAAGGCAGAAGACGAGGAAAGCTTTGGCAGAGTTGAAGATTCGGAAGAAAGAATTGAAAAGTTACTTATAAGGAGCGGGACAGGATGAAGTTAAGAACAAAGATTAAGCGAGTAAGAGATGTAGAGTTGCCACGATATGCGAAGCCAGGAGATAGCGGGTTTGATCTTGTAGCAGCGGAGGACACGATTATCTGGCCAGGTGAAACAAAAGTTGTACAAACTGGATTAGCTTTCGAGATTCCACCAGGATATGAATTGCAAGTACGCCCGCGTAGCGGTATGACGCGTAATACAAAGTTGAGAGTTGTTCTTGGAACGGTGGATAGTGGTTACCGTGGAGAAGTTGGAGTGCTAGTTGATAATACTGAAGTACCTAAAGCGGTCAATATGCAAGCGCATGTAATTGAAAAGGGAACTCGCATAGCTCAAGGCGTCATAGCGCCAGTAATAACAGCTCATTTTGAAGAAGTGGACGAACTATCGGATAGCGAGCGTGGCGTTGGTGGGTTTGGATCAACGGGAGTAAAGTAAAACAAAATTTGAATTTTGTAGAAAAGTAGGCGAAGTAAATGAAGATTTTTGATGAGATTCAAAAACAAACTAATGCCATAGTTTGGCACGATAGAAATATAGCCGGCCCTACCGGAAGACTTATATCAAAGAAAGTTTTAAAAAAGGCTTGTGAATCTAATAGTGACTATAAAAATATGTGTCCTGAGTTTTTAAGTGACTATAAAGATAAAGAAATCTTATGTTATGACGCATGGAAATTAACCATTGGGAAAGGTAAAAAGGTTTATTGATTTATAACAAAAGCGTTATTTAAATATAAAAGGGAGGAAATGAAAATGGCAACAGCTTCAGCAATTCGTTACTCAGTTCCGTCAGTAGATGGAGAAGGTTGGGGGATATTCTTATTAGATCGTTCTGGAATATTTACAGCAGTTACAGACTTCGGTAACTTTGCTTATTGGTTTTCATTAAGAGAAAACGAAAGTGTAGAAGAATTCTTGCTTAGTACTAGACCGGATCAGATTCTTTGTAAAATCGCAAATCGAGATGTAGTTGATATTGAAGAAACGATTAAATATATCAAAGAAAACTTACTTTACGATCGTAGAGAAGGACGTTTTACAGAAACTGATGCGAGGAAAGAATGGAAACTCATTAAAGAACTACAGGAAGATTTGGATGAGTACCCAAATGATGTAGCGTTTCAATATTGGTACGACAAAACGCATATCCAATTTGATGATGGATTTTATCAATACAAATATCCAAGTGCAGCTGTTCGATTCTCAAATGAAACATTTGTGAGATTACAAGAGAAATTAAAGGAAGAGTTATTGTCAGCAGCTTTATAACAAAATAGTTATCTTGTAGAAAAGGGGAATGAATATGGCGTCTGGTTGCATCATAGCTGAATGTCCTATTTGTGAGGATTGGGTATTTGAAGATGAGTGGATACTTGATCAATATGACAACGTGGTTCATGAGAGATGCCTTAAAACAAGGAATAATAACAATAAAACGACGCATCTCTTAAATCAAGAAATACAAAGGCTTGAGAAGAGAATAAAGGAATTAGAAGAGCAGAATAAGAGCGGACAGATGACGCTATTTTATTAAAATCCTTATTTAAAATAAAATAGAGCGCTTTTAACAGCGCTCTATGACCAAGACTCATATCAAAAAAGGTGACTACGATAATAGCATATGTATGTTTTTAGTGTACGTGCAAGTTTAAACAAAATCTTTATTTTAGAGGGGAATGGTGCAGATGAGACATACAAGAAATAGACAAATGGTTAAAATGGGTCACAAGAAATTTAAGTATTTAGCTAATAATAAAATTTCGTTAATGCGTAAAGTTGGCTATAAGTTTTCTGGAAAAGGAGCTAAAAATCATGAAAGAACAAATTAAAAAGAATTTTACTTACCATCCGCCTAAAGAGGGGCAAACAGAGAAGTTTGTAGATATTAGAAATGAAGCTTTACACTTCGCAAATTTAATTGATGGATCATGTCCGAATAGTCGTGAAAAGTCATTAGCTTTAACAAAACTTGAAGAAGCGGTTTTTTGGGCTAATGCAAGCATTGCAAGGAATTAATTAATACAAAATCGTTATTTGGGAGGGGAAGAGAGATGAAAAAGCTAAACGATCTTGAGTTTATACAAAATGGAATGGTGTTAGTGGATGTCGAGGGGCGAGAAGGTACGATTACAGGCATTAGGGAAGTAGAAGGGTTCGGAACTTGGGTGCAATTCAACGGAAATCAAAAACAGGAAGTTATGTGGGATTGGAACCGTGTACGTGATGATGTATGCATAAAAGATGGAACTTATACAATTTGAATAAACTCGTTAGGTTATCTTGTTTGAAAGCGAGGTGAAGAGGATGGAGTTAGTTTTATGGATAATTATCGGTATTTTGTTTGGTCACATCGTTTGTATAAAGATGGATTTAAACCACTCGAAAAAACGTTTAGATACTTATAAGGAAATGCTGGATATACAAAACGAAAAGATTGATGACGTTTGGGAGTATGTTAAGAAACTTTAACCAAAACGCTATTTTATTAGAAAAGGGGAATGAGAAATGACATATGGCACGGGTGATATTATTCGATTCAAAGATGAAAAAATATATGGTCTTTTTGAAATTACGGGTGTTATAGAAGAAGATACTTATCAATACACAGTCACGAGTGACGAATGTGATACAGAGTATTATGCAAAACATAAAGATTTAATCTTTGTTTGTCATAGGAGTGACCGCAAGGACTTATGAAAATTTCATTTGCAGAAAAGGATGTGCAGTTTGAAATCTGAAGAAGTTAAACAGCTTATCACTGATTTAGAACGTAGAAAATCAGGTTTAAAACGGATCCAATATGGATTTTCGAGAATTCATAGCGAGGAATATCGTGATGGTATTAATAATCAAATAGGTATCTTGGACCAGGTACTTATGAAATTGAATTGGATTATGAGGAATGAAAGTAATTAGTATAAAAATTTCATTTTGTATTAAGGTGGAACATAAAAAGGGCACTTAGTAAAGTGCCCTCGTGACGAGATCAGTTCTATAATGACTATTTTATAGAGAAAGGAACTCAGAATATTATATGTGTGCCCAGTCAATTAAGTGCATTTTTACAAATAAAAGAGCAGTTAGCAAAAGCTAACTGCTGATCTCCAAGGGGGAACTAGGAGAAAGTAACTTAATGGGTTGTCTACAGTATTGACGGAATATTGAGTTTTATTCAGGGGAGGAATAGAAAATGAGTAAAGAAAAGCAATTAAAAGAGACGATTGAATCATGGTTAAATAGCGTGGATGTAGAAGACATAGAAAGTTTTCAATCGGTTGTTAGAGAAATTGAAGATGTTTTAAATATTTACATTGAAAATATGTAGGGGGTAGAGGGATGGAAAATATGATTGTTAATTGTAATTACAACCCGGTTAACTTAGACATTGTTAACAGGAAAGTTAACGTTATTAAAATGTTACAAAAACAAACCATTGAATTAATAAATAATAATAAACACGAATTAGCAAAGAAACAATTGAGTGAAATAAGTGAAATTGAAGAAGAGTTAAAAGAACTAGGTGTTGAATTAGTTTAGGGGGTAGAGGGGAATGAATACAGTTGAGTTTAGAGCTTGGGATATTAAACGGAAAGAAATGGTTTATATAGATGACTTGTATTTCTTTGAAGAGGAAGGGATACATGAAATTGTAGATGGTATAGCGAAAGGTCATCATGCTGAATGCAAAATCATGCAGTATACAGGATTTAAAGATAAGAATGGAAAGAAAATTTTTGAAGGGGATTTATTTTATTGGCGCGATACTTTACGAAAAGTTGTGTATAGGGAAGATAAAGCGGCATTCATGGCTAAAAGAATGCAAGGCAAAACAAATAACGATTTTTATTTTTACATGTGGAATTTGCAAGATTTATTAGATCGAGTTGAAGTCATTGGAAACATCTACGAAAACGAAAATGTAACAAAATAATCCTTTTAATAGAAAGTGAGGTTGCTAGTTGTTTAAACGTAAAAAGAAGACAGGCCGTATTAATAGTAGAAAAACAGTAGCACTAGGAATTGAGTTTGATAGTAAAACAGAAGCGGAGTATTACCTATTCCTAAAGAGTAATCCTGAGGTTGTTGAGATTGAGCTACAACCTCAGTACATGCTCCTTGAAGGGTTTTATATTACTACACGAGAGGGAAAGCGGAAGAAGCGTAGAGACTGGAAATTTACAGCTGATTTCCTTGTTACTTATAAGGATGGAACGCAGGAAGTAATAGATGTTAAAGGATACGCTAATGATCGTTTTCCATATATGAAGAAAATGTTTGAATACCGCTATAAACAGGAATTAGTTGTTGTTATGAAGGACAAGCAGAAAGGTTGGATAAGAAAATAAAGGGGTGAGTGTTATAAAGAGGTACGAAGGTACACGAGAATATATGTTGTTCCGAAAAGAACAAGGATTTGGAGACAATCAGTGCGTTACCATATTTGATATATTTACGTATCAGGAGTTAATGGACCATTTAAATGATGGATGGCGTTTTAGTAGTGGAATAACAGTTGGACAAAAGACAGCTTAATGGATAGCGGAACAATGCGCAATAGTGTGGTGGGGGCTATGTTAATGCGCGATGTTCCCTTATTCAACAAAGAGATAGTAAAATTTCACGTACCTTACGTGATGTTAAAAAGACAAATTCAGAAATAGGGGGATTCCTTCATGGAGAGACAATTAACTTTATTACCGGCTGTAGATGATAAGAAAGTACAAAAGGAAGTAGTAAGTGTATTAAAGGAATACAGAGCACTCAAAATGAGATTTAGTAATGATGTGGAGCAGGAAGGAATCAGTTTATTCCCTGAGTTGCGTGATTCAAGGAATACGAGTAAATGGAAGGTGCAGCAGGTAGAGAAGGCGCTTAACAATTTATTAGATGAGGATGAGCGTAAAATCGTTGAGCGTAAGTTCCTAACAAACGAGAGAGTAAAAGATTCCGATGTTTATCATGATCTACTACTCAAGAAGACATATTTCTATGAGAAGAAGCAGAGTGCGGTTAAATTGATTGCTACAGCACTAGGAATCATCTAAAAATAGCGAACAAAACGCGAACTTTTTGGGGGACTAAATAAAATGCTAAAAATTATAAATTATATGTACAAGCCCTTTGACAACCGCATATCGAAGAGGATTAGTACACCTATAAGTGAAACGTTCTTATGCGAGAATGTCACGGTAACGTATACCGCATAGTAGGGCGGGCAAGGCGGTAAGAACCCGCGTTAAGACGAAAAGACCAATGAATGTATAACAATGACATATTCCAGTGTGGCGGGTGTGAGATAACTCGCATTCGTCATGCTGTTTCTATTATGTTTAGTAATCAGCTCAGAGACCGCCATGTCCTCTGGGTTGATGGTGAACATAGAGTACCTCTTATTCTCTGTTAATGTTGTTCTTGAAAATGGAAATGGGGTGATGGTCCATGATTGGATGATTACGCGTTTCTAAATATTAATAGGAATACAGAGCTGCTTCATCAATTTGAACCGGGAATTAATTTAACGAATTACTCACATCTTTTGTTAGGCAGAGAGCTTCTGCTCTTTGTTTGAACTAATATAGTGGAGCCTCCTCTCCATCACTTTGAAAATATGTTAGTTCAAACAAGGCGTCGGAAGAAACATATACGTCTTGGATATAATATTTCCGGCTATATAAATGTTTTGGTCAGCTAAGGCCTTGCGACAGCTGATGTATTGACCGACTCTTCGGAACATAAACAAGAGAGTCCCTAGCTCTCTTTGAACCGATGACAGCTCTTACGCATGGAGCACCTACTGAACGTCGTCGGTTGAAAGAGGTTATAGACCTCATGCTTTGGGACTTGCTCCCCGGCGCAACTGAGCGCAGATCATACAGGGGTGAATTGACTCGAGGAACGATTCATTCCGACTCTACGGAGTATAAACGAGAAGGTCTTTTCCTTCTCCAAGCAACCGAACACGATAACCAGGATAGCTAAAGAGCTAAAAAACTGAGTCACATTGTATGTATCGGTTGTTTTGAGAAGGTTGAGAGCACTCAGTCTTGATCTAAGAGAAACTTTTGCCATTTGTTTTCTCTCTTTTCTCCCATCCCCTTGAAAGCTGTCACTTCGGTGATGGCTTTTTATTTCGTAAAGAGGATAGTATCTAATTATGTCGAATGTATATATTTGCATAATATAGAGAGGTGGATGTAATTATGGAGAAAATTGATGTAAGGCCAGCTATGGAGAAATGGAAAGAAGATTTGCGAGAAGAGCAAACGGATAGAAAAGCGGATTTAATTTTATTTAAAACTAATTTAGAAATCACCAATGCTAAGATGCATTGTATTCAAGAACTTATGAACAAAACAAAAGAAGATGATTATAACCAATTAGAAGAACTCAATGATATGTATATTGAGGAAAAAGGTAAACAAGAAGAATTAATCGAAATAATTGGGGCATTAGAATTAGAAATTGATGTTTATACAAGAATCAACTTACAACTCTTTGAAACAATCGATAACAATATTAAATCAACAAACTAGCATCCATAACGGGTGCTTTTTTCTTTGTTATATAGAAATTACACATTAAACGTAATGCGGTGGTGGAATAGGTAGACACAAGATGATGCAGAATTTTGTGGGAATCGGTCTGGAGGTAGGTTGGTATAACGACTTTCTATGTAAGGTGCAAATTCTTACCCGCATATAAAATTTAACAAAATGGACATTTGGTTAGGAGGATAAATGATGGAAGAAGTGAAGAGTCCTAGAAACAAATTAGATATTGAAGTTAATGTTGATACAGATGAAGCGCAGGAAAGAATTGAACAATTAACACAAGCTGCTGAAAAATGCACAAAAGCATTTGAGGAATTAGGAGATGCGATTGTTAATGTAGGAGCTTTGTTAAATGGTAATCAAGCAGAATCTGCCCCGATAGAAATTAATGCATTATTAGATGAGAAGAGACTTGCAGAGTGTGTACGAAATGTAGATAGAGTCAGAGGGAGTGTTTTTTAATTAAACCAATAGCAATTATCGTAGGCGCTGCCGTGATCTGGGTGGCGTCTTGTTTGTTGTTAAGGAAAGATAAGGGGTGAGGGGATGTTGATATACGTAGAGTTTATATTGTGCCCAATCTTCAAAGAGGTCGTTTCAACAATGGAATCGCAGGTATTGAATCGTAAGCCTATGCTTATTAGAGCTAGAACTACTTGTTAGGGGTGAGATTATGGAAATAATTTATGAACATCCGTGGTTAACTACATGGTTTATTTTATGGATTTGCGTTTGCGCTTCTAGTGTTATATCGATGGCTAAGAAATAACAAAACAAACGAACACAACGAACGAAAATAGAGATAGTTAACAAAGTGAAGTTTATGCAGGAAATAACGGTGGTTAGGTACTGAAAACCCGCTAAACTACGCTATGTATAAAATCATGCATAAATAATTGGAATGATATGTTACAGGAAGTGAGTGTTATCAGTAATTTCCCATAATATCAACTTTTAATAACTGCCTATAACAATAATTATGTAAACTAAATAGAAAACTAGATGTATGGGGTATTAATTTCCCTGTATAAATTGAATTTAACTGTAAATAAACGAAAATATGATTCTTTTGAGGTGATTTCGTGCTGATCTATACAGTTATGATGTGGGACCATGCTGATACGGATATTATGTTAGCTACAGCAGACAGAGAAGAAGCATTAAAAGAATTCGACTCATGTGTAGCATTCTCTCTGCAGGTTTGGGAAAAAGGTGAAGTGTTAATCGAAATGATAAATAGTGAAGGTGAATACTTTGCTGATGGTGGATTAGAAAGATATCCGAAAAAAGGACAACAGTTATTTAAAGAAATTGTTGAGCAACTACAGTAGATAACAAGCTGCTTTTTTTATTTTGGAGGGAAATCAATGAAAGTGGTTAGAGAGCATGACGGTAAGTATTATCTAACAGAATATGATGAACCTTATGGATGGTATGCGGCAGAGATTAGCTATGAAGCATTTAAACTGCTTGAGCATTTGGATCATTTAAATGATTTTCATAGTGTTGATTGGATAGATGATTAATATTAGGAGGATGAGTAATGGAGGAGATAAAGTACAAATACAAAGTTAAAGCAGGCCAATTATGGGTATCTAGTTTCGCTGTTGGTTATGATTGTCCATTTCCTGTTATTGATTTAGCTGGAAGTGAAGGAATAGCTAAGACAATTGAAAGTAAAGAAAAAGCAGAAGAGATTGCAGATTTAATAAATGGTGTATTAGTTCCTATTAAGTACAGGATTACTCAAGAAGTGATGCACAAATGGGTAGAGGTGTAAATGGAAAGATTACTTAACGCGCTTGTAGTTATATGTTTCATATTAGTTATTCTTGCGTTTGTCGGATTCTGTATAAGTATGAAAGAGTGTCATGATAAGGGTGGAAAGATGGTTGGTACAGGAGAATATACAACCACAACTCAAATAGTAAACAATCAAGTAATTGTAAGTGCAACTGAAAATATGGTTTGTGATAAGGAGTGAGTATGGATGCCGACTAAAGATGTTGTAAAAGAAATCTATTTAGCTGTACGTAATGAGGATGGAACATTTGGAGAACCGATATTGATAAAACCAATGAATGGCAAAGCTTCAGATTTATATGCTGATAGTGATAATGCAAGAGATTGCAACAAAGAGTAATTAAAAGAACTACTAAATTTATAGAAGAGATTATCGTGAGGTGGGTGAATGGCAAAGGAATACGCAAAGAAGTTTTATAAGTCAACAGCTTGGGAGAAGTGCAGAGAGTCATACATTGCTACAACATTAGATGGTATGTGTGAGCATTGCAAAGAAGTACCAGGATATATCGTTGACCATATCGTTGAGATAATACCAGAGACTATAGACAATCCAGATATCACATTGAATCATGAGAACCTACAGTACTTATGCTTACCTTGTCATAACACTAAGACGTTTGGTAAAGCTGTATTGATTAGAGAAGATGTAATGTTTGATGAGAATGGTGATTTGATTAGGAGGGAGGATATATGAATACTTTCTTCCATAATACAATTGGTGTAAATGATGCTGCGATTATCCTTAATGTATCTCCTGGTCATGTTAAGAATCTGTGTGCAGAAGGAAAGATTGTAGCAAAGAAGATTGGCAAGACGTGGGTGATTGATAGATCAAAATTAAAAGGAGTTAGATAGATGGAACTAAGTAAACTTGAGATGGCAATTGTTCTTGGTGCATTTGTACAAGGATTAGGTGAGGAAGCAATTAATAATAATGAAAGTAAATTATTAAAACAATTAGAAGATAAATTAGATGAAATAGTAAATAATTCAACGCCAAATCAGATGAAAGAAGCTGGTGAAAGTGTTGTGAATAAATTCATTCTTGGTTTATTAGAAGAAAACAGTCAAGAACAAGAAAAAGCATACCCCCCCTATCAAAAATAACCTAAGGGCCTATAGGGGGACCGAGAGGGGAGCTTCGTGTAACACACAGGTCATTTCGCGTGACCCCCCTACCCCAATACAGAAAAAGTGAGGTGTTATTGATGGCGATAAAGAAAGAATTAACAAAAGAAGAACGAGTTAAGAAGGAAGTAAACAGACTTAAACGGATTTATAAAGAGATGCCAAAAGATACCCTCATGGTTGTAGAGGGGTTAATTGTTGAAGCTGCAGACTTACGAGTTCGGTTAGAAGATATTAGGAAAGATCTAGATGAGAATGGTTATGATGAAATGTTCTCACAATCAGAGAATCAAGAACCATATGAAAGAGAGCGTCCGCAAGCACGACGTTATATATCGATGAATAAAAACTACCAATCTATCATGAAACAACTTGGCGATTATGTTCCTAAAATACCACCAAAACCCAAGGAGAATAGCGATGGGTTCGATGATTTTGTAAATGGCCGTGATTAAGTACCCTCTTTCTTACAACCCAATTCTAGAATACTGGTACAAAATAAAAACTAAACAAGTAATTGTATCAGACAAGGTAAGGCGGGTGTATAAAAAGCTCGTTACAGACCTTAGTAGTACAAAAGGTGAATGGGAATATAACGCCAAACGTGCAAATCATGCAATTGAATTCGTTGAAAATTTTTGCAAACACAGTAAAGGTAAGATGGGTGGTAAACCATTCTTATTAGAATTGTGGCAGAAAGCTATGACTGCTGCTTTATTTGGGTTTGTTCATAAAATAGATGGTACAAGAAAATATCGCGAGTTTATGTTAATTGTTGCCCGTAAAAACGGAAAATCGGCTTGGGGTTCAGCAATCGCTCTTTATTTAATGGTTGCTGATAATGAACCAGGACCAGAAATCGTATCGGCAGCGACTAAAAAAGACCAAGCTAAAATTATTTGGTCTGAAGCAAAGCGAATGGTGAAGAAGTCACCAATCCTTTCTAAAAGAATTCGTACGTTAGTAGCTGAAATGATTTCAGATTTTAACGACGGTTCTTTCAAACCCCTTTCAAGTGATTCAAATACACTTGATGGACTTAACGTGCATTGTTCATTAATAGATGAATTACATGCTATTGAAGATAAGAATCTTTATGACGTTATTGTTGATGGTATGACGGCTCGTGAACAACCAATATCAATTATTACAACAACTGCTGGTACGGTTCGAGAAGGAATTTTTGATATTAAATATGAAGAAGCTGAGCGTATTATCAACGGTTATGATGATCCAGATGGTTATAAGGATGAACGAGTTCTTCCTATTATTTATGAATTGGATAAACGTGAAGAGTGGACAGAAGAGTCTTGCTGGAAAAAAGCAAATCCTGGTCTTGGTACAATCAAAAACTTAGACCAATTAAGAAGTAAAGTCGAAAAAGCAAAAGCAAATCCTATGCTTGTTAAGAATCTACTTACAAAAGATTTCAATATAAGAGAAACATCAACCGAAGCGTGGTTAACCTTTGAACAATTGAATAATGTCGCTAAATTTGATATTAGCGAACTAAAACCTTCGTATGGAATTGGTGGTTGTGATTTATCTTCTACTACCGATTTAACAGCAGCGAAGGTTATTTTTATGCTTCCGGATGATCCGAACATATATGTTAAGCAAATGTACTGGTTACCTGAAGATTTATTAGAACAACGTAGTAAAGAAGACCAAATACCTTACGATTTGTGGTATGAACAAGAACTTTTAAGAACAACTCCAGGTAATTCGGTTCATTATAAGTATGTTACTGAATGGTTTTTAGAAATTAGAGATGAATACGGCATTTATCTTCCTTGGATTGGTTACGATAGATGGTCAGCGAAGTATTGGGTTGAAGAAATGGAAGGTTATTTTGGTAAAGAAGCTATGGTTCCTGTTGCGCAAGGTAAACAAACACTTTCAAGTCCGATGAAATTATTGGGGGCTGATTTGGAATCGAAATTGGTGAATTACAACAACAATCCAATTGATAAATGGTGTCTTTCAAATACAGCAATTGATATTGATAAGAACTTAAATATACAACCGAATAAAACGAAGAATCAACGCCGTCGTATTGATGGCACAGCGGCACTTTTAAACGCTTATGTAATCCTTCAAGAGAAGAGAAATGATTATCTCAACATGATTTAAGAAGGAGGTGAGATATTGGGATTATTCGATAAGATATTCGGGAAGAAACAAGCCCCTACTACAACGCGTTTTGAAATGATAAACGACAATGGAGGAGGCTTTTTTTCATGGCATGGAGATATTTATCAAAGTGATATCATACGAGCCTGTATTCGTCCTAAAGCAAAAGCTGTTGGTAAATTAATTGCCAAACATATTCGTGATAATGGCTCTGAATTTAAGGTTAATCCAGAGCCATACATGAGATTCCTATTGGAAGAGCCTAACCCTTTAATGACAGGACAGATGTTTCAAGAAAAAATGGCTGTTCAATTAGAATTGAATCACAATGCATTCGCTTATATTAAGCGTGATGATTCTGGTTATGCTACCGAGATATATCCTATCCCTTGTACAACAGTTGAAGTTGTTGAAGGAACATATGGAGATATCTTTTTGAAGTTCTACTTTAAGAATGGTAAACAAATGACTATACCGTATTCAGATGTAATTCATTTGCGTAAGGATTTTAATGATAATGATTTTTTCGGAGAACATCCAGGCAATGCATTGTCGCAATTAATGGAGATTGTGACAACTACAGATCAAGGTATTGTAAAGGCTGTCCAAAATAGTGCCGTTATCAAATGGATTCTTAAATTTAAATCAGTTTTAAAACAAGACGATATAGATATGCAAGTTGGTAATTTTGTAAAAAATTATTTGAATATCGACAATCGTAGTGGAGGGGCGGCAGCTACTGACCCGCGTTATGATTTAGAACAAGTGAAAAATGACGCGTTTGTTCCGGATTCAAAACAAATGCAAGAAACCGTACAGCGTATTTATAATTTCTTCAATACCAACGATAAGATTATACAAAGTAAATACAACGAGGACGAGTGGAACGCTTATTATGAATCAGAAATAGAGCCATTTGCAATGCAGCTTGCTGGAGAATACACCAGGAAGCTTTTTTCACGTAAAGAAAGAGGATTTGGGAACAAGATTATCTTTGAATCTTCTTCCCTTCAATATGCATCAATGAAAACAAAGATGGATCTTGTTCAAATGGTGGACAGAGGAGCGCTAGTACCGAATGAATGGAGAGCGATTCTTTCACTTGGTCCAATTGAAGGTGGAGATAAGCCAATTAGAAGGTTAGATACAGCATTAGTTAAAGAAGGAAAAGCCACTGATGAAGGAGGTGATAATAATGAAGAAGACGGAACAAAGGAACCTGATAACGGATAAGATTGAAATCCGAGAAAGTGAAGATGGAAGTCGCATTATTTTCGGGTATGCAGTTAAATGGGAAATGAAGTCTGTAACAATGGGCTATTGGCAACGATTTAAAGAGCAATTTAAGAAAGGTGCTTTTGCAGATTCTTTAACACAAGATGACCAATTAGCATTATGGAGCCATGATTTTTCTAAAGTGTTAGGTAGAACTAAGAATGGAACGCTTCGATTATTCGAGGATGAAGTTGGGCTTCGATTTGAATTAGATTTGGCAGATACAACCCTTGGTAATGACGCATATAAAACGATTAAACGCGGTGATGTAGACGGCGTTTCTTTCGGCTTCCAAATGGCAAAAGAAGAATGGGATGAATCTGATCCGGATAATGTTGTGCGCAGTGTTACCAAGGCAAAATTAATTGAAATTAGCCCAGTTGCATTCCCGGCTTATACAGATTCGCAGGTTTCAGCTAGAAGTCATGATCCGTATAAACAATTCGTGGATGAACGCACTCAAAAAGACTTACGGAAAAAACTAATTTTAAAAACTTATTTATAAGGGAGAGATTTATTTGAAAACATTACAAGAAATTTTAGATAGAAAAGCAGAAATCCGTTCTTTGCTACAAGGTAACCAAGAGGTAGATTTAGCAGCATTGGAAACGGAATTACGTGAACTTGATGAAACGCAAAAACAAATTGAAACTCGTCAGCGTTTATTAAAAGAAGCTGAAGTTATTAATAACACCGCTGAACCAGAAACACGTACAGTAGTCGAAACATTTAACAATGAGCCATCTCAACCAGATGTAGAGTTAGAAGCTTCAGAAAAACGTGGACAAGCATTGATGGAAAATCGTGCTGTTACTGTAGGAAGCGGAAATGTAGTATTACCAAAACATAGTGCTTCAGATATTCGACCTACTTTTAATGAAGTTTCTACACTGATTGATCGTGTGTCTACAAAAACATTAAAAGGTGGAGAAAGCTACCAACAACCATACCTCGAAAGCTACGGTGAAGGTGATTATACAACTGAAGGCAGTGATTATGCTAATGCCGAGACGAAATTTGGATATGCAGACATCACTAAAGCAAAAGTTACAGCTTATTCAGAAGACACAGAAGAGCTTCAAAAGTTACCAGTAGCTGATTACGATGGTGAAGTAATGAAAGGTATCACTGTAGCTACTCGTAAAAAGTTAACTCGTGAAATTTTAATTGGTACAGGTGCAACTAATCGACTTGTTGGTATTTTTTCAGCAGCAGCTAAAGCGATTGATCCAGCAACAGATTTAGAAATCTCAAAAATTGATGCTTCTACTTTAGATGACATTATCTATAGCTATGGTGGAGATGAAGATGTTGAAGATGCAGCTGTTTTAATTCTGAATAAAAAGGATTTAAAATCATTCGCTAAACTTCGTACTTCTGATGGTAAAAAAGTGTACAACGTTGTTTCTCATGGCAACTCCGGAACAATTGATGGTGTACCGTTTATTATCAATAGTGCATGTAAAGCAGTATCTGATGCAGCAACAACAGCTGGTCAATTCAACATGGCTTATGGTCCGTTATCAAACTACCAACTTACTATTTTCTCTGATATGGATGTACAACGTTCAACTGACTTCAAATTTAAGCAAGGTATGATTGCTCATAGAGGTTCAGTATTTGCAGGTGGTAACGTAATCTCTAAAAATGGATTCTTACGTGTTAAGAAAGCGGCTACTGTTTAATAGCCGCTTTTTCATTTGAAATAAGGAGGTATTTTTATGTCTGAAAAGAAAATGCAAGAATTTAAAGTAATTACAGCATTCCGTGATAAGTTCTCCTATGTGCATTATAGCGTTGGAGAGTCATATAAAACAGATGACCAAGAAAGAGTAGAGTTCTTACAAAAAGAAGGATTCTTAGAAACCGAACCAGTTGTTGATTATAAACCTGTTGTTCCTGAAATTGTCCATGTTGGCGGAGGATATTATGAACTTCCTAACGGGGAAAAGGTTAAAGGAAAAGAAGCAGCACTTAAAGCGTTAGAAGAACTTGAACCAGTTGGTGAATAAATATGATGCTTGAAGTGGTAAAAAAGGCATTGCGTGTTTCGCATAATGCTTTAGATGATGAAATTGATGACTTAATTGAAGCGGCCCGAACTGATTTAAAGTTATCGGGCGTTTCTGGTTTCAAATCAAATGATGATACGGATCCATTAATCAAACGAGCGATAATTATGTATGCAAAAGCTAATTTCATTGTTGATGCTAAGGAAGCAGAGCGATTCCAATTATCGTATAACATGCTTAAGAATCATCTTACTTTAGCGGGTGATTATAAATGAACGATATTCTACACTTCCCAATAGTTACAGTCATTGAAGATGATTTAGGACAAAAAGAGGAAGTAAGAGCGTTTAATAGACAAGTATTTTGTAAAAAGAAATCTGTCCCTCAATCAGAATTCTTTCAAGCTGGTCAAAGTGACATTAAAGCAAGTTGTGTTTTAATCGTCCATGTTCTTGATTATCAAGATGAACGTGAAGTTAAGTACCGCGAAAAAGAATATAACATATACCGCACATACGAACGTGAAGATGAAAAAATCGAATTGTACTGTGAGGTGATTGTAGGTGGCTAATATCGATAATTTAGCGCGTGAAATCACTAGAGAACTACAAAGGTATGAAAATATAGTAGAAGAAGATTTAGAAATTGCTAAAGAAGAAGTCGCTACCAATCTTGTAGATGAGCTGAAACAAAAAAGCCCAAAGAATACAGGTAAGTACCGCAAAGGGTGGCGTAAGAAGAAAGATGGGAATGCAATTATTGTCCATAATGCATTGAAACCTCAACTAACGCACTTGTTAGAGAAAGGACACGCAAAAGCAAACGGAGGGCGTGTACCAGCTAAAGTTCATATTGCCCCAGCAGAAGAAAAAGCAATAAATGAATTTTTAGAGCGAGTTGAAAGGGCGATTCACCAATGAACTTAATTGAAATTAAGAAAATCCTTGATGCTACAGGTTATCCTGTGGCTTATTCGCATTTCACAGCACTTCAGGATAATCCGGTACCGCAGCCGCCATATATTTGCTTTCTTGCTGATGGATCAGCAAATTTAATGGCTGATAACAAGGTATATCACCAGATAACTGATTTAAATATAGAGCTTTACACAACTAAAAAGGATTTAGTTGCAGAAGCAAAACTTGAAAAGGTCCTAGATGATTACGAAATTCCTTATGAATCTTATGGGACTTTTATTGAATCTGAAAAAATGTATCAAAAAATATACGAAACGAGGTTGATATAAATGCCTGAGAATAAAGTAGTATTCGGTCTAAAGAAAGTACATTACAGCGTAATTACTGAAGATGAAACAGGAAAAATCACATATGGAACAGTTGGTAAATTACCAGGTGCGGTTGAAATGAAATTAGAACCAAAAGGTGAACAAACTGACTTCTATGCTGATGATAGCAATTACTACACTGAATCAAGTAACCAAGGTTATGAAGGTACATTAAATATTGCTAATATCACTGAAGCATTCCGTACAGAAGTTTTAGGAGAAGTTTTAGACGAAGCTGACAAAGTTATTACTGAAGTTTCGAATGCGAAAATCAAAAAAATTGCTCTTATGTTTGAATTTGATGGTGATGTAAAAGCTACGCGTCATGTGCTTTACAACGTATCAGTATCTCGTCCAAGTGTTGGTTCTTCTACAAAGAGTGATAAAACAGAGCCAACAACAACAGAATTGAAATTTGTTGCTTCACAACACCCTGTAAACCTTAGTGTTAAAACTTCTACAACAGCAACTACACCGGCAGGAATTTACGATGCTTGGTATACAAAAGTTTACGAAAAAGTAGTGGGGGCGTAATTAGATGGAAAAAACAATTATTGTAGATAATAAAGAAATTCGTTTAAAAAGCACAGGTGGCACGCCAATTAGATTTAAAGCGCAATTTGGTAAAGACTACTTTGCACAATTACTAAAATTAGCACCACTTGGAAAAATTGATATGGAAAATTTAGATCCAAGTAATCTAGATAGTGTGGACTTTGAAGTATTTTATAATCTCGTTTGGACAATGGCAAAAACAGCTGATCCAACGATTCCTGAACCACTAACATGGTTAGACTCGTTTGAGGAATTTCCAATCATTGAAATCTTAGAAGATATCCAGGATATGATAACAGCTACAATTCAATCTAAAAAAAAGTTGTAGATAGTAATGATGATCAAAAAGGAACGGAACAGGGTGAACCATTTACCACTGAAACGTTCCTTTTATTTTGCTATAAAACGGGCTTATCAAGGGCTGATTTGGAAGATATGACAATTGGTATGTGTCTGGATTATATCGATGATTATATCGAAATGCAAAACCCTTCAAATAACAAAGAAAAAGAACGTAAAGCATCTCAAGAAGACTTCAATAATTTCTAAGGAAGTGAGGTGAGAAAATGGCAGGAAGAATTAAAGGAATTACTGTTGAAATTGGCGGTAATACTGTTGGTTTGCAAAATGCCTTAAAGGACGTAAATAAACGAAGTAATGATTTAACAAAAGAACTTAAAGATGTTGAACGTCTTTTGAAATTTAACCCTAATAATGTGGAAGCATTAGCGCAAAAACAGCAATTACTTACACAATCGATTGAAAATACAACAAAGAAACTAGATCAATTGAAATCAGCTCAACAACAAGTAGAAGCACAGTTTGCGCGTGGTGATATTGGAGAAGAACAATACCGAGCGTTTAGGCGTGAGATTGAATTTACAGAAGGATCGCTTAATGGTTTAAAAGGAAAACTTGCTGGATTAAAAGCAGAACAAGACAATGTAGCAAGCTCAACTAGGCAATTAGGAACATTATTTAGTGCTACAGGTAAAAGTGTTGATGATTTTGCAGGAGCATTAGGAAATCGTCTTGTAAATGCAATTAAAAGTGGAACGGCTACAAGTAGACAATTAGATCAAGCGATTGAGCTTATCGGACGAGAAGCTTTAGGTGCTGAAGCTGATATTGAAAAATTACAACGGGCGCTCCGTTCTGTGGATGATGGAAACTCTATTCAAAATGTTAGAAATGATTTAAGAGACCTTTCGCGAGAGGCGGAAAGAGCAAGTAAAAGTTTCAAAGAATTAGATATTGGTTTAGAAAATATGCTCGGTGGAGCAATGGCAGCTGGTGGTATTCAAGGAACAATTGAAAAGGCGCTGGATTCATCCAAATTAAAAACAAAAATCGATGTAACTTTTGAAGTTCCCGAAGCATCAAAGAAGTCAGTTGAACAAGCTGTACGCGGGATAGAAGCATACGGTGTAGATGTGGAAGAAGCTCTTGAAGGAACACGTAGACAATGGGCTTTAAATAAGACTGTTGGCGATGAAGCAAATGCAGCAATTGTAAAAGGAGCAGCCGCAATTTCAACCTCTTATGCAGGAATTGATTTTACAGAATTAATCCAAGAAACAAATGAGGTTGGCAGTGAATTAGGAATAACAAATGATAGTGCTTTAGCTTTAACAAATGCTTTATTAAAAATGGGCTTTCCGCCTGAACAGTTAGATATTATTGCCGAATATGGTGGACAATTAACACGAGCTGGCTATACGGCAGAAGAAGTACAAGCGATTATGGCAGCTGGGGTAGATACTGGAACATGGAATATTGATAACCTATTAGACGGACTGAAAGAAGGGCGTATTAAAGCAGCTGAGTTTGGTAAAGAAGTCGATAAATCAATGAAGGAATCCCTTGAAGGTACGAAAATTTCAGCCGATCAATTACAAAAATGGGGACAATCTGTAGCAAAAGGCGGTAAAGAAGGTTCAGCCGCTATGACAGAAATCGCCAAAGCATTGAACGAAGTTGAAAATGAAACAAAGAAAAATGAGATAGGTGTTAAGTTATTCGGTAGATGATAAATTGTGCCGAAATAAAATCGCGGTATTAAGCAAGAAGGGTGAGATTCCTAACTTGAACCGAAGGCTACATAAAGTGTAGTCAGGGGCAGAGCATAGAGGGTGAAAAAATATAATCCCTCCACGAGACCGCGACACTTTATAAGTGAAAACGTATGCCGAACTTACAGGAAATGAACTGTAAGAAGTAGAGGATAAAAAGCCTTTACGATAACAAAATGACAATGTTTGAAGATCAAGGGCAAAACATTATAGATACATTATTAAATGCTCAAGGTAAAGTTATAGATTTAAATGTGAGCCAAGAAGAGTTAAATGCCATGATAAAGAAAATGGATGCAAGCCCAGCTATAAAGTTTCAAAAGGCAATGGGTGACCTAAAAATGGCACTTGAGCCACTTTTAGGTGTAATCGCAAATATCATTGGTGCATTTGCTTCATGGGTTTCCGCTCATCCAGCATTGGCAGCAGCGCTAACAGCTATTGTTGTTGCGATTGGGATATTAATTGGAGCTTGCATGGCTCTGGCCCCAGTATTTATAACCTTATCTAGTATAGCTGGAATTGTAGGTGTAAGTGTTGGGGCTATTGCTGGTCCAGTTGCATTGGTTGTAGGAGGGTTTATAGCCGCCACCGCCGCAATAGTTGGATTAGTAGTTGGATTTAAAAAGTTGTGGCAAACAAATGAAGGATTTAAAAACAGTATTTCAAGTGTAATTGGAAGTATACAAGGATTCATCAATGTTTTAATTTCACTAAGTAAATACCTATTCTTCACAGCTGTGGACGGAGATTATTTAAACGACTGGATTACTCATCTACCTACAGGGTTCCAGAATGCAGCTGAATTAATAGGAAAAGCCGTAAGCAAAATCCGAGAGAGTTTAGTCACTTTGTTTAATGCTGTGAAAGCAGTATTTTCGGGTGATTTCAGTCAAATAGGTGAGATATTTAAAACAATCGGTCCTTCTATAGTTGGAGCCTTAGTAGGCGGGATTCCTGGCGTTTTAATCGCAGCATCTCGTTTCCTTCCAGCAATAGCAGGTCAACTCAACGAAAATAAAGGTGTTTTATTAGAAGCAATTACTAATATTTTTAGTAATTTAGCAAACTTTTTAACGACAACACTTCCACAGTTTATTCAAACTGGCGCTTCAATTATCACAGGAATTGTGGACGGAATTGTTCAATCAGCACCGGTTATTTTACAGTCAATGGTTCAAATCATAAACACTGTATCGCAATCAATCGCTACAAATTTACCTATGCTCGTTCAATCAGGTATACAAATTATACAAACTTTAATTATGGGAATCACTCAAACTTTACCGACGATCATTCAAATTGGGTTACAACTCATATTGACATTGATAAACAGTATTATGTTGATGCTTCCGCAATTAATACCTGTAGCTGTATCAATAATTCAGACAATCATTAATGGTCTAATGATGATTCTTCCACAATTAATTGAAATGGGTATTAATTTACTAATTTCATTGATTACAGGGATTACACAAGCTTTACCATTGATTGCATTAGCAATAATTACTGTAATTACTACATTAATTGAAGCAATTACAGCGAATTTACCTATGATTATTACAGCTGGTATGCAGGTTTTGACTAGCTTAGTAAACGGTATTATTCAAATGCTCCCTCAACTTATTGATATGGCTATAAATTTGATTACACAAGTAGCAAACACTATACTAGCTAACTTGCCAGCAATCATTCAAGCTGGTGTTCAAATTTTACTGGCACTTATAAATGGGATTGTACAAATTCTTCCACAACTCATAAATGCAGCATTAGATTTAATTGTAAAAATTGCATCTACTTTAATTGCGAATTTACCAAAGATTTTAGATGCTGGTATCAAAATTTTACTTATGTTAATCACTGGGATTGTACAGGTTTTACCACAACTAATTGCAGCGGCTCTTAAACTAATTGTTACTCTGGTAGGAGAATTAATTAAGAACCTACCTAAATTATTAGAAGCTGGAGTAAAGTTAATCGGGGCGTTAATTAAAGGTCTTCTATCTCTTTTAGGAGAGTTAGGAAGTGCCGCTCTAGATATAGGTAGTAAAATACTCGACACTCTTAAAGAAGTTGACTTATTAGGTGTCGGAAAAGATATCATAAGCGGATTAATTAGCGGTATAGGAAGCATGGCCGGTGCTGTGTGGGACAAGGTTAAAGAAATCGGAAGTGGCATTAAAAGTGGATTTACCGACTTTTTTGATATCCACTCACCTTCACGACTTATGCGTGATGCAGTCGGTAAGCAAATCGGTGCAGGCCTTGCGATTGGTATGGAAAATTCAATTGGTGTAATTAACAGAGCTTCACAAGCAATGACTGATGCGGCTGTTCCTTCGGTTGATGATGCTGGATTTGTTAGCGCTCAATCTAATGTCGGTGCATCATTTAATTTTGCTGAAATGTTCAAAGGCTCAACATTCATCGTTAGAGAAGAAGCTGACATTGAAAAAATAACAAGAAAAATATCCGATCGTATTTTAAGCGCAGGAAGGCAGGTGTAAAAACTATGAGTTTAACGATAGACGGAAAAAGAATTAGTGAACTTAAATTAGCACTTTTACCAGGGTTCCAACATCCAGCAGCTCCACCAATTCGTGACCATGCAGTTTCTATACCTGGTCGCTCTGGCGCGTATTACTTCGGATCAGAAATAGAGCCTATGCAATTTAGTTTACCTTTACTTGTTAAGCCACAAGAGAATAGATTCGAATTATCGGCGGCTATCAGAAAAATGGTAGCTGCTTTTATTGATCCTCATGGCAGACCGAAAGAAATAAAACTGATTTATGATTACGAACCCGATAAATATTATCTAGCTCGATATAGTGGTTCAATGCCTATTGACCGGTATATCAGTATGGGCAAATTTGAATTACCTATGATAGCTTATGATCCACATGCTTATTCAATTGTAGAAAGTACAGAAGATGTTCTGTGGGGTGATGATATCCCTTTTATGTCAGATATCCCTTTAGAAATTGGAGCTTCTCAATATACAGTTACTAATCCACAATCATTAAATATAGATAACTTTGGTTCGCAAGTAGTACGACCGATTGTAGAAATAACAGGAAGTGCTACTTCATTAACTCTCACAGTACAAGGTGAGAGTTTTTCTTTAGGGACTTTTACAAACTCAACATTTTTAATCGATGCAGAACGATATGCAGTTATTAAAAATGGACAGAATTTCTTGTTTCAACTGCAAGGAAACTTAGAAAAATTAGAATTAATGCCAGGCACTAATGCAATTAATGTAGGCGGTTCGAACCTAAATATCAACATTGCATTCAAGTACCGCGCTAAATATGTATAAGGGTGGTGGCAAATATGGCTGATGTGCCTAAATTATTACCAGGAGATACCTTGCGTGTGGGGTATCCTAAAATCAATCTAGCGATAGATGAAGCGTACAAAGCAAAAAATGTTTCGCTTCAAGCGGAAACAAGTTCATTAAATGCAAACAATAAAGCGGCGCAAGCTGTAAACAAAGCAGATGAAGCGAATAATCTGTCTAACAGTATCCAAAATCAACTTAATCAAATTGTAGTTGAAGGTTCAATAGATCCTGAAACAAAACAAGCTAGAGTTGAAAAGGACGGAACGATTCATAACACTTTAAAAGAGCATACTGATGTAATTCATGAAAGGTTAGGAGGATTAAGTGATGGTTCTGGAGCGGTGGTATCAGCTTTTTGGAGTCCACCTAATCAACCACCAGCGAGAATAGACCTTCCAGGATATTTTGCAGATGGTTTTGGTTGGAACGCAAATAAATACATTTCTGATTTATGGGAACCGTTACGAATTTCCGATTCTAAATATATAACGCGAGAGTCATTAGGCAAAGACTCATCTAACACGTATGACATTTGGAAATATGAATTTACTCCGACCAACTATGAAAAAACTATGATTATCGGTTCTGGTTTACATGGTGGCGAGGTCACTGCAATGTTAGCGTTATATCGTTTCTTGTATCATGTTGTTAACGATTGGCAGGTATACCCTCAACTCGCTTATATTCGTAATAAAGTAAAGCTTATAGTCCTTCCAATTCAAAATCCATGGGGGATGAGTCAACAACCAAGAACTCGTCAAAATTCAAATGGTGTTGATATCAACCGAAATTTTGATGTTAACTGGAATGCTTTTCCGGCAGGAGCGCCATGGGATCATGATTATAAGGGGCCTACGCCTTTTTCAGAAAAAGAAAGTCAATATATTAAAACTGTATTAGAGCGAAATACTAGCTCACTTGCATACTTGGATCTTCATAATTTAGGTACACCAGATGCTGACTTCGTAGTGTATTTTCCTAAAAAATCTGAAGTCCAAAGAAATCCAGCGAGAAGACTTATGGAGTTCATGAAAAGTGGAGCTAAAGAAATAACGTGGGGAGAAGTAATGAATCCTTCAGGATACGTATACGCGGCGGAATTGTTGAAAATGCATGCCGCTAACCCGGAATACCCTGATAAACGCTTTGGAGCTGGTATGTATGATTCTACCGAAATAACAAAAGCGGTTGAATGGTTCGGTAATTTTATCCTTCAATACGCAAAATTAGAAGGGAAAACTGGAGTTAGTGAAGTAAGTGATTCGTTTGTAGTTCGTTCTAACTTTTCATATTCTGGAACAGGAAGTGCTATCACTTTTCCTCTTACGAACTATGGAGAATTAACTGATTTGCGAGTGTCATTCCCTGTACCAACAAAGGGGCTTGTTCTAATCAAAGGTGAAATAACAATCAGAGGTACAGATGCAGCAAGTCAGAATTTTATAGCTCCTTATACCGGGCAAGTCAGAAATCTAGATTACCCTCCAAGCCGTCGTGATTTAATACAAGAAGTATATGGGGAAGGGATGCAACGTCAAACACTTCCATTTAGCGCGGAAATACCTGTCACAGCTTCATCAGAAGTTGGTGGTAATGGAGAGGTCATAGTAGGATTGCATGCGAAAAATACAGCAGGGACAGTTACAGTATTCCGATATCATTGCACGGCCACATTCATTCCAACAAATAAAAAGGATGCTTACAGATTGTTTGATGCGACCGGGAGAGTTGGCCAAGGGATGATACAAACGTACTAAGAGGTGATAATTTGAAGTATATACGAGTTTACGATATCGATATGAATTTAGTAGCTATTTTAGAGAATGCTTATAAAATCGGATATACAAAAATAACCAATAACTTGTGGACGTGCTCTTTTTCATTACCTCTTAATGATCCAAAACGTTTAGAAGTTACACCAAAACGTTTTATCGAGCTATATGACCATGATAAATATATTGGTAAATTCATTGTTAATCCTAAAAAGACGGTCAAAAATGAAAGTGACCAGAGCATAACATACAATTGTGAGCACGTTTGGAGTACATTACACTCTGACGTGCTTTTTCGTTACCATCAATTAACAAACTGGACGACAAGGGATGTTCTTCAGTACCTTATCAATCAACAAGAAGTAAAACATTGGAAGCTAGGAACAGTTGAATTTACACGTTATTTCCATTATGCATGGGAAAATGAAGATTCTCTGTTAAACGCAATAGTGAGTATACCAAAACCATTTAACGAATCATATTTGTGGGCGTGGGATGATACTAACTATCCTTTTACTCTTAATCTTGTTCGTGCAACAGATGAAAAAGTAGATGTTATTCGATATGGGAAGAATTTGAAAGGTATAGAGAAAGATGAAGACCCAACAGGATTAATCACACGAATTTATCCACTTGGTTATGGCGAAGGTGTAAATCAACTAGGTATTGAGAAAGTAAACGGTGGGGTTCCATATTTACAAGCAGAACAATCTATTATCGATAAATATGGCATCCACAAAAGGATATGGGCTGACAGAAGGTTTGAAGATGCAGAATCTCTTAAAGCTTCTGGTAGTGGTCTTTTAAATCAATATAAGAAGCCAATAACAACAATATCTGTGGATTGTATCGATTATGAGCTTATTGATCCATACAAACTTGTAAAATATGATATTTCAAAAATTGTTGGCGTATATGATCAAGATACCGATACAAATGATGATTTACGTATTATGAAACTATCGAAATCAGATATTTATGGTGATCCATCTAATATACAATTTGAAATTGGGAATGTTCGGGATGATATTGGAACGACGATAACTGATTTGCAGAAGAAACAATTAGTTAATGATACGTATAGTCAAGGTTCTACTAACATCTTGGCATATAGCTATAACGATAACTGTGACCCTGAAAACCCAGCGATAATACGCTTTTATTTACCAGATGATTTGGTAAACGTGAACGAATTAATGCTGACTTACTTTATAGAAGAATTCAGAGCATATAGTCGTGCTACAAAAGGCGGCGGGGCTATTGTAGAGTCTACCAGTGCAGGCGGGGCTATTGTGACAAGCACAAGCGCTGGCGGCGCTGTAGTGAATTCCACAAGTGCTGGTGGTGGGATAGTAAATTCGACGTCTAGTGGCGGTGGTTCAACTCAAACTAGTAGTAGTGGCGGCGGGAGTACCCAAACTTCCACCTCTGGTGGTGGAGGTTCATACACAAGTGAAGCTGGTGGAGGTTCTGTAGCATCTTCAAGTAATGGTGGTAACCATCGTCATATGATGTTCGGTTTTCAGTCAACAATTGGAGATAATACGGGTGGAATGGAGTATAGGAACTATATATCGGCAATTGATGACGGTGGAGGAGCTATTGGTTCAGCACTACCTACAGGTGCAGAAATGGATTTATGGACTTATACCGCAGATGGAAATCACTCGCATACAACTTCTATTCCATCTCATAAGCACCAAGTTAATATACCGGCGCATTCTCACAGTGTGACGATACCAGCACATACACATAGTGTGACAATCCCTGACCATAGTCACCAGATTAGTATTCCAAATCACACTCATGAAATCAGCATTCCGAATCATACGCATACTGTCGAGATAAAAGATCACATGCATACCATTACTTTACCTGATCACATTCACCAGATTGAATACGGAATATATAAGTTATCAGAACGCCCTAACAAAGTGACAATTAAGGTGGATGGAAATGTAGTGCCTTTAACTGATACTTCAGCAGATAATTTGGATTTGGAACCGTATTTATCTAAAGACACTAGCGGAAAGATTAATAGAGGGCAATGGCATGAAATCACAATAACACCAGACAAGCTAGGAAGAGTAAATGCTAATATCATTTCACGATTATTTATCCAATCACGAAAGGGAGGGACTTTCTAAAATGAACAAAGCAACAGAAGCATTGATAAAAAAGTTAGTTGGTAATACGCCTATTATCATGAATGTAACGCTTACAGTCGATGAACCGATTATAGGTGCTGAACAGAAAGGGATTTTCGATAAATGCAATATTAAATACACTGAAAAACTACAAAAGGAGATGGTTGAACATGCAAACAATTGAAATCCATACACAAGGCGGTTTAAAACACACGCTACAAACCGAAACATACAATGCACAGGTGCTTAACGATCAATTAAATAGTAATGACCTAATCACCGTGCTTATCGGTGATTTTATTATTCAACGAATTGATGTAAAACGTATCTTACCAATCAATTTACCTACTGTAGAGGGCACTACAAAACTAAAAGTTCATACAAACGGCGGTAAAGAAATCGAAATTATCACGAATGATTATGATCCGATTTTCTTAAATGAACAGCTGAATAACAATAATACGGTAACGGTTGTAATCGGAGACTACATCTTCTCACGAATCGATGTGAAGCAAGTAGTCCCTGTCAAAGAAGACCCAACAGAGCCAGAACAACCACCTGTAACAGAACCAGAGAAACCGACAGACCCAATTGAACCACCAACAACTGAAGAACCTACATTATAGAGGGTATCCAGGGATTATTTTTAATATCCAATGTTGTTAGATATACAACTTCATTGGATATTAATAGAGCTATATGAAAAAAGACCATTTATATTTCCAAATCTTACATTTTAGTTTATGATAACATAGTGATGTTTACTTATTTAAAAGGGAGTTTGGAGATGGATGAAACATAATATCTTTTTAATAGTATTTTTGATTGGACTGTTTGCACCAACATCGAGCGGATCAATCATCAGCAATAACGTTTCTTTAATTTATGCAGGTATAATGATACCTGTATACCTTTTTGTTATTTTAAGAGATGCAAATATCCCTAAATACAACATAATAATAGCTTTTCTCATTAACGTTGTTTTGTGGGGAGCTACAACATTTACTCCTTTATCATCTTATGCTTTCGGTAATTCTATTTATTATTTACTGTTTTCATTGCTTATTTGTATTAATTTAAAAGGCGAGGACCTTTTGCCTAAGAATAAAGGATTTGTAATTAATCTGGTTCATACTACAATTTTGATTTTATGCTTACTAATTATTGTACAAAACGAAACGATTATTGGTTTCTTTATCAATAACTACTCTTTATATTATCAAGATATGATGCCATATGCATTAGCTATGAAAAAACCAGTTATTATGTTTGCGGCACATTCTATCGCAGGGTTTTTCTTATACCTATTGTTCTATATGTGCTTTGCAATGTATAAAAAAGAAGGAAAAATGATACAACTAGTTTTTTCTGTACTCTATGTTTGGTTTATATTTAACCTTAGCTCTAATGGGGGATATATTTTCTTTTCAGTTGCCACAATTCAGCTGCTGTATTATTTCTTAAAATATAAAACTCTAAAAGCCTTTGGATTAATCAGCGTAATATCAGTCGCAGCTTTGTTTGTCTTAGAAGAAGTGAAGAATGTTATTAATAAATACTCAACTCTAATAAGCAGAACGCTATCTTCTGATCAAAATGGAATATCTGGGCGTTATTCTGATGATGGTATTCTAAGCGGAAATATTGATTACCTTAAAGATAATATATTTATGCCAGTTGGATTCGGTAATTCACCTGATCTATTTTTCGGTGATTCAGGGTTTATGGAATATATGTTACGAGGATCAATACCATTAGTTATATTAATGTATGTAGGTCTATTTATATTTTTAAAGAGAAACCTGTACTCCAATTACTCAGTTGTAATTATACTAGTCGCTGTATTAATTATGGATTTCGGAGCGCAAACTTTGCTCTCCTTTAGAACTCTGTGCATTCTTCCATTTTTAATCATATACCTAAATGATATCCATACCCGAAAGGCCAGAAAACCTCAAAAAAAGAAAGTGAAGTATAGATTTGTTCTATCATAAAGAAAAAATGAATTAATATGAAATTCTAAAAATTGATTAGATTAAGAGGAGTGCGTAATGTGCTCCTCTTTTTATTTTGAAAGGAGCTGAACTAATGCAAGAAATTCAGGATTTAAAACAAGAAATCCTCCAAATAAAATCAGACCAAAAGGATATGCAACGTGACATTCGTAGCTTAGAAACACGTACCACTGTCAATGAAAAAGACATTGTAAATATCAATAAACAACTCGAAAAGATTAGCGCCAATACTACATGGATTCTTCGTATTATCATTGGAGCGATTGTAGCTGGATTATTAGGATTACTAATGAAAGGTGGCATGTAAAATGTCAAAAGAGAATATTAAAAAACGTTTGCGCAACTGGAAAACATGGGTTGCGCTTTTTTCATGCTTTGGACTGATTTTATCGGTATTCGGAGTAACTGGATTTGAAGGGAATTTAGAAAAGGTACAGCAAGCCGTTTATTTATTTGGTATTGCGCTAGGCATTTGGACAAGTCATGGAGATGCTACCGACCAAAATGAAAAAGGAGATGTTGAATAATGGAGATTAGACAAAAATTAGTTGACCCAAGTAAATATGGGACAAAGTGTCCTTATACAATGAAGCCTGAGTTCATCACAGTACACAATACGTACAACGACGCTACAGCGGATAACGAAGTAACTTATATGATTCGTAATGACAACCAAGTATCATTTCATATTGCGGTAGATGATAAAGAAGCTGTACAAGGAATTCCTTTGGAGCGTAACGCTTGGCATTGCGGTGATGGTGGCGGTAACGGAAATCGTAAATCTATTGGAGTTGAAATCTGTTACTCTTTAAATGGTGGAGATCGATATTATAAAGCAGAAGATAATGCAGCTATCGTTGTAGCTCAACTCATGAAACAGTACAATATTCCAATTAGCAAAGTTCGCACACACCAATCATGGAGTGGAAAGTATTGTCCTCATCGCATTCTAGCAGAAGGACGTTGGGATAGCTTTATCGAAAGAGTTCAAAATGCATATAGCGGTGGTAGTAATAATGTAGCTCCTACACCTACTCCACCTTCAAATAGTGAGACAGGCATTGCATATATTGAGGGGAATAATGTTAACCTTCGTAAAGGACCTGGTACTGGGTACGGAGTTATTCGCCAATTAGGAAAAGGGGAACCGTATCAAGTGTTTGGGGAATCGAACGGATGGTTAAACCTCGGCGGTGAGCAATGGGTTTATAACGATCCATCATATATTAATTATACTGGAGGGTGCGCACCAGAACCTTCGAAACCTTCAAATGATGGCGTTGGTGTCGTGACTATTACAGCTGATGTGTTACGCGTTCGCACTGGTCCAGGAACTAATTATGGCATTGTGAAAAACGTGTACCAAGGTGAAAGGTATCAATCATGGGGGTGTAAAGATGGTTGGTATAATGTTGGTGGCGATCAATGGGTTTCAGGTGGATATGTGAAATTTGAAAAGTAAAGAAAAAGAGCCGTCCACTTCACAAGCTGGACGGCTCTTATTTTTTTCGGTTCATCAAGTTTAAACACAGCATTCTTTTATATCTGTATATCTATGTATAATGGTTTAGAGGCGTAGTCGATATACGATTAGTTCCACTTACCCTTATCAGTGTATTTGTATAGCATAGTAATAACTTCGGCTCTGGTTGCAAAGTCGTTTCCACGGCTACCGTCATAAATACCTTTATCTGTTCCCCATGCAATTGCATTACTGAAACCGCCTTTAGGAGACCATGCAGGGCTATTGTAACGCTTTTGATAGAGCATGCCTACCATTTCATTACGAGTGATCCGATCATTTCCACGTGATCCGTCAGAAATACCTCGATTCATTACAAACTGGCGAGCTTCTTCGTAAGTGTGGTAACGTTTTTTAGAATAATTAGCAATCATAATCCAAACGTCTTTTCGATACGCCGGACTGTCTCTCATATCAAATTTAACGACATAGTTTCTAATAGCCCAATCCATTTGACGATCTGCCCAATGTGCTGAAGCTTCTTTTGGTGCGACTGTTGCGAAACCCGCAGATAATGTTACAGCTGCAGCAGCAATGACCATGAATTTTTTGAGTTTTTTTAACATCTTTTCCATTCCTTCCCTATGTGTTTGTTGCGTATTTAATATTATTATATTGGAATTATAAAGTAAATAGATATAATGGAATTTACAGTATTCTTTTAGTAATAATTTGTGAAGTTAACAAGAAAATGGAATTATATATGATGTTATTTCTCACAAAAGAATAGTTTGATTAACAAAAATAAGAGCCGTCCTGTTGGGCGGCCTTTTTTATTTTGCATCAATAATATCAATGAATTTCAACGTCATATTATTGTAAAATGCATCCGTACAAATTATAGATTTATTCAACGGATCAATATCAATGACGGTCATATAACTAGTAAGTAAAAATCCATCTTCATAATATGTAATCAATATTTCTTCTTCAGAAAGCAGAGAACATAATAGCATATTCTCAATAAGTTCTTGTTCATCCTGGGTTAATGTAGGGCGTTCTACTTTTGTCTTGTCTTTAATAATCTCACGAATACCAGCGAATTGCTCTGGCATCGCTGCGAATGGAGTCCATTTCACCATTCCTCTTCCTTTTGGCATATTAGCGTTACTCATGCTTTATGTCCCCCTAACAATGTGTTTCTGTATCTTGCTGTTGCACTATTTGTATACGAAATTCCTCTTAATATGCTGTTCTTACCAAATTTAGTGCGTATTTCATCCATTACTTTAGTTAGTTTCATTTCTTTTTCTCGTTGTAGTACATTATCGAATAGTGAGATTTGTTCTTCGCCTTCATTGATTAAGTTAGTTAAAGAAACATTTATGGTTCTAATAGGCTCCCCAGTGTAAAACTCGTGTAAAAAATATGTACAAATCTTATATATATCCATTGTTAAATTGGTCGGTCGGTTCATAGTGTGAGTTTTTCTGAAGCCACCAGCGTAATTTTTACTATAACCAATGGAAAAGTGAATCGTTTGAGCTAGTTTGTTTTGTCTTCGCATTCGATAACAAACTTCTTCGATATGCTCCAGTAGAATAATCGGGAATTCTTCTATGGTGTAATCACGCATAAGTATTTGACTCTTGCCAATAGAAGTTGTTGCTGGAACGTATTTTTCTGATATACGGCTAAAATCTATGCCGTTGCTATGTAAGTGCAATTCTTCGCCAATCACCCCGAAGTTTTGCTTTAAGTATTTGAGTGGGTATTGTGCTAAGTCTCCGATTGAATGAATTCCTTTTCGGTTTAACTTCGCTTCTGTTTTACCAGAAATCCCCCAAAACTTACTAAGTGGTCGTATTGGCCATAATTTTATGGGTACATCTTCGTATTTCCAGTATGCTATGCAATCTTTCGTTTTCTTTGCTTCCACATCTAAAGCCACTTTGCTCATTAAAGGATTAGGACCAATTCCTATCGTGCATTCGATTCGTGTCTTTGCATAAATTTCACGTTTGAATTTTAACGCGAAGTCGTATGGGTCGTTAGCAAACAAATGAATACTATCCGTAATATCCATAAAAAACTCATCGATGGAATATTGGTGAAAATCCTCAATAGGCACGTATTGTAGAGCCAACTTAGTGATGAAATTAGAGCATTTTATATAAGTGCTCATAATTGGGTTTACCACAAGGATATCTTTGCGACGTGGTATTTCGTATAATCTAGCCATTTTTTTAATACCCAACGCTTTTAATGGCGGAGTTGCAGCCAAAACAATCGAACCACTCCTATTCACATCACCGACTACAGCTAATTTAGTATGAAGTGGGTCAAATCCCATCTTGATGCAACTGACCGAAGCATAAAAGCTACGAAGATCTACACATAAAACAATTCGATTTGGCAATATTGAATAGTCATACACCGTTATTCCCCCTAAATAACAGAACGTTAGTTCTTATTATATACGAATGTATGTTCTTTTATGAAGAGGTTTTTTCAAAAAAATAAAATAGCCCCACTATTTTTAGTGAAGGCTACATCCAAAAATCATGTTCATCTATGTTCTTCCCTAACTTTTTCATACCTTTAACGATTTGAATTATCGTGGAAAATTTCGGTCTATATTTTTTATCATTACACAACTTAGAAATTGTGGCTGTACTTAGTTTCGATGTTCTTTCTAATTCAATTTGCGCTATTCCATTCCGATCGAGATAGCTACCAAATTTTGTTCGTTTTTTCCCTAATCCGAACACGCTTATCACCTCATCAACATCTTGACCTATTTCTTACTTTTTTAAACTAAGGCAAAAAAATAAGAAATTGTCCAAGCTGCACACCATATGCTTTATCAAGGTCGCTACCAAAGTAACTATCAAACCTATTATCAAAGCAGCTACCAAAGTAACTAGCTTAACCGCTATCAAGGTAACTAGTATTTGTACTATCAAAGTAGCTATCAAGTTAGCTACTAAGGTAACGATATCAAGGTATTGGGGCGATAAAACTATGTATCATCAGGATTTTAAAATCTGTTTATAAAGGGGAGAATGCAATGAACATCAAGATGTCATCAAAAGAAACTTGTGGGTATTGTAACTGTCTTTTATCCGATTGGTTGTTTTGGAGACTGAACGGAAAGAAGTATTGTTCAGAGTCTTGTGCAGAATGTGATAAATAATAAAAAAGGCGGTGGCTTTATGTTTACAAGAAAACAAGTAATCCCTTTTCGTTCATTTATGGATGGTTCATACAAAGACAAAGTACCAAAAATAAGAAAATATAATTCTGTTAGTCCATTAGCATTTCTCCATATGTCAGACCAAATGATAAATACTTACCTTGCACTTGGAATCATGGGAACGGTTTTAATTGGGGCAGTGGTACTGGAAAAATATCTAGTGAAAAATGACCATGTATCCGCAGCAAAACTTGTAAGTGAAGGAATTTATCATGGAACACGAATAGGCGGAGTTTGTCTAATTGGTTATGTATTTATTAGACTCGTAATTATGTTTTGAGGGGTGAACATATGGGGATTGTAAAGGATTGGCTTCATAAACAAAGTTTGAAGAATCAACTTATAGAGGTATTTGGAAAAGCGGGTTTATATGTGGATCATCAAACAAGAGGAGGGAAGGTGCCAATTTATCCAAAGATACATTCCATTTCTTCCACGCAAGAAAATGTTCGATATGTATTTACCATTCCGAATGGTTTGGATCCGAAGACTATTGAAAAGAAATGGTTTTGCTTTCAACAAATATTAGGTCGTAATGTAGCAATTGAAGGTGATATTAAAAAGTTTGTCCTCAATGTATTTCATTCGGATGCTCGACTACAAACATACAATTACAGTTATAAGAAATGGCAGCCGTTATTAAAAAAATATCGTCTTCCTGTTGTGGTAGGGCGTGACCAATTCGGGCATATGATTGTGTATGACATGGTTGATTCCAATACACCACATCTACTTATAGCAGGGGAAACCGGAAGCGGAAAAAGTAGTATGGTCCGTGTTGTGCTGTCCACACTCATTCAATACATGTCTCCAGATAAATTACATTTGTATCTGGGGGATTTGAAGAATTCAGAGTTTCATTTCTTGAGAAGAGTAAAGCACGTAAAAGAGGTTTGCATGGAAGAAATCGAAATGAAGATCATGCTTCAGAAAGTGTGGAAGGAAATACGCGAACGTAGAAAACTGATGGAAGAGTATGAAGTGGATCATATCAATGAATACAACAAAATAAATCCTAACAATCAGAAACCGTATATCTTGCTTGCAATTGATGAAGTAGCTATGTTGCAGGACGAAAAAGAATGTATGACTACAGTTGAAAAGATATCGGCAGTCGGTAGGGCACTTGGAGTCTTCCTTATGCTTTCTATGCAACGTCCTGATGCAAAAGTATTAGATGGTAAGTTAAAGTTGAATATGACGGTAAGAATGGGCTTTAAATGTGATAGTACGATTAACAGTAATATCATGGGTACACCTGGTTCAGAACACTTGGAACAGTCGGGCCAAATGATTTTAAAATTGAATGGATTAAAGAAAGTGCAAGCTCCTTATTTAGAATTAAGTAAAGCAAAACAGATCGTAGAACCTTATCGCATTCCAAAAGAAGATATGAAGCTTCAGAATCCTCTACAAGAAGAGAATCGATTGTTCGGGGTGTTAGATTATGAGGAGTAGAGATAAAGCAATACTGAACAATTTGAAACGTTTTAGATGTATGTCTAGGGATGACATTATAGATTTGCATTTTAATGGACTTAAAAACGCGGTTACTTGCTGTAACACGGTGATGAAACGATTAAGGAGAGACGGTCATGTGGATGCCAATATCACACAGCAGCCATTTATATATTTCCCTCAACCCAGCACACTTCGTAAAACTAGTCAAAAGATTCCTCACTTCCTCGGTATTGTAGACGTATATAAACAGCTTATCCATTATGAAAAACCGAAACTATTTAAAGTGGAGCCTAAGTACGGGAAAGAATTTATGGAACCAGATGCATTTACAATCTGGCGCAGATCTCCATTCTTCATTGAAGTTCAGAAGTCAGTTTACAGCAAGAAGATTATGCAAGATAAAATCAACAGGTATGAGTTATATTTCCACAGCCAGGAATGGCATAACGAATCGTGGCAACCGAAAGGAACTAAATACTTTCCATCGATTCTCATCATTACTGATAAGCAGTATGATATTAACTCTTCTAACTTACGAATCTTTCAAGCTACTTCAATTAATGATTTTATGGATAGTCTTGTTGTAAAAGCATAATAAGGAGAGTTTTATTAGTGGTAATTACATCCGTTGTAGCGTTATGCGTAGGCTTGTTCATTATGGTAGGTAGTCAGGAACGTGGATTCTCGCTAATAAGTCGAGCAGGGATTGGCTATATTGTTGTTCAAATGATTCCGTTGTTTATGCGATTACTTGTTGAGATTGCTAAGGCTATTTAGTCCTACTTTATGTAGGACTTTTTCATATGATAATAACTATCTATCGTTATTATCATACAACATATCTTAACTCAACATTCGCAATAAATAGTTTTATGTTTCTAAAATTGTAATATATTTACATAGATGAGAATCGAAAGTATGATGAATGTGCAAGCTATAAAACTATTAAAGGGGGATTTTTTATGTTAAAGAAACTAGCAATTGGAGCATTAGCGACTGGGGTCATGTTATCTGGAGCTGGCGGTGTGATGGCGGCAGAAAACACACCAGCTTTAAGTAAGGAAAAGGTTGCAGACTTAAATACTTTAAGTACGGCGTATACTACTGTTAATGTCTATGGGAGCACTGTTGAGTTTGCTGTAAAAGGCTTAGAAAATCCATTCACTTCAACGTATTATCAAAAAATAGCTTGGACAAATAGTTATTCTGATCCAAATAATTACAATACATTAGCAGTAGCATATCCACAAAGCGGGAATGATTATAAGGCATATGGATATGAATCATTAAATAATGTTAAACAAAAAATCGGCTCTGGTCAGACTGTCTATGGTTTCGCTCTAGCAAAAAACGGAACATGGTATCCGGCTGGACAAGCTACAATTAACTATTAAGATTTAAAACAAAAAGGAGTCCTAGTAGGCTCCTTTTTTTACTTGCAGGAATTTCTTAACCATCATGGAATACTGTCACTAGGAGGTGTTGTGACGCTATGACGGACGAAATTGTTTATTCTGCTAGTGAAGTATACAAACGACTAGGAATAAGTGATAGCACCCTTAGAAAGTACATGGAAGTATTGCAACGAGAAGGATTCGCTGTAAAGAAAGATAATCGTGGCAGACGCCAATACACAGACAATGACATTATGGTGATTGAGAAATTAATTGAACTGAGTAAGCATGACGGTATGACACTAGAGAAAGCAGCGAAGATGATTGCACAACAAATAGAGAAAGTTAATCCGGATCTGATTCAAGAAGAGTCTGAGGAAACGGACTTAGTGCCATTCCACATTAAACAGCAATTACAGGAACAGTACAGCGTTATGGCGCAAGAAATGAATCAGAGCATGTTAGCAATGGAGAAACGTTTAAGTGAGCAGGCGAAGCAAAGCAATGAGGAAATCAAAGCAAGTATAGAATCGTACAATGAACGAGTGGAAAAACGATTGGAAGCGCGGGATGAGACGCTGATGAAGACACTACGTGAGATGCAGGAAACGAAGAGAATGATGCAGGAGTTTCGGGATGAGGTTGCTGCTGCGAAAGAGAAGAAAAAGCCTTGGTGGCGGTTCTGGTAAAGGATTTAGAATAAATTACGCAAAAGTAGAAAAGTATACTTTTCTACTTTTCTACTTTGTTGGAAGATGTAGTTATTATTATATTTTTAACATAAAGGGGTATCGCCACATGCCCATCAAGCTAACAGAACAGGTTGCCCCCAAAACGATAAAAATGAACTTCATTGCTATAAAAGACTCTAACTTTTATTTTGAGGGCATTATAAAATTTTAACTTGATGGTGATGGGGTACCGCCAGCATTTCGGAAAAAACCCACGCTAAGCAAAAACATACAATAAGGTGTCCATCTGGACAGCTTATTTACATAATTTTCGAAAGCGGAAGTAAATTGTAAAAGGTTGGAATGATTATATCCAACCTCTTTTTATGAACTCTTAATTATATAACAGTTGATGTTATTTTGATGGCTTTATAGCATCAACTATAAGAGAAACAAAACCAAGCTCTCCATCCTTATTTCTATGATCAAAACGCTTAGATCTGTAAATAAATCCTTGTTTTTCATCCCATTCATGGAAATGAAAATCTTTATTCTCATCACAATATTCTAGAAGCTTTACCTCGAAACCGGCTTCTTTAAACATGGAAGTTATAGTTTTAAAGTTATGTACAATTTTATGACTTGCTGCTGGATGATCCTTAGGCCCTGGTCCACCTACTTGTACTCCATTTTGATAATCTTCATCTGGGAAAAAACCATCGGGAACAGCACAACGGATATAACCACCAGGTTTTAGAAAATCAAAGCATATTTTTGCAGCTTCTTTCCCTTCTTCATAGGTTAAGTGTTCCCATACATGTTCAGCTAAAATAGCTGTTACGGTGTTAGGTGAAAATTTCCCCCCCCAATCATCCCGTTTTAACAAGTTTAGTTCTGTCTCTTCTGTTTGTATCCATTTAGGATTGTTATTGTATTCTCCAGCACCAACAACCACTCTTATCTCTTCTTTTAAAAGCATAAGGTCATCTCCTTTACAGCATTTATAATCAAATACTTCACTTTGTATTATACCGTTTTATCTTAAAATTAAGAAATGTATATTATATTCGTGTTCGGTTAACATAACGTCTCATTATCGGTAGCAAGATAAAGACGAATCTCTACTTTCAAAAGGAATTCGCCTTTTTCTTTTTCTATAACCTTATTCATCTTTTTATACATTCCTATTATGGCGCGGTTTTCGGGTTCTTGTTTGTTACTGGATTACTCTAAAAATTGTATAAATTTATGTATACTCTTAGCGTTGTTTTTTTCTGAAATACTGGAGGTACCTCATAAAAAAGAAGTATCCCTAATTAGATTCAGGGATACTTCTTTTTATATTCCAGTCAGTAATTTGAATTTCATTTTCTGCTCTGTAGTTAATTCTTTTTCTACATAATTATCTATAAGTAGATTGATTATTTCATGAGCGAATTTCTTGTTGGTAATTTTCATTAGCGCTTCAAGTTCTACTTTCGATTCATTAGAAACCTTAATACTTCCTTGTTGGTTTTTAAACTTCTTTTTCTCGGGCGCCTGTAATTTCTTGTCTGTGTTTAAATCTAAGTTGTCGGTAATAGGCGTAACTGTTACTACAAATGAATTATTTTTATTTTCCACAGGTACCACTCCTATTTAAACTTTTCACGTGTTATTTCTTTTCCAGCATTTCATAAAGGTGCTTGTACATCCCTTTATAACCTTCAGATTGTCTCGTTGTTAGTTTAGTATTTACATAACTTTCAAGAAGCATATCAATAATACTATTAATCGATGCTTTATCCATGCTTTCTTGTTCTTTTATAAATGGCTTAAGTGTATTTAGCTTTAGTAAAACAGCTGGTGAAATTTTAGCTGTTTTAGATGGAACTAAACGTTGATCAGGCTTCTCAGGAGCTGTTACTTTACCTTTATTGATGATCGGCTTAATAACTTGCTTCTTAACGGGCTCACTATTACGGCCAAAATCGTTAGTTCCTTTTATCTGTACACCTTTGTCATTTAAAGTGTTTCCGGGTTTTGTGACTATAGGCTGAAATGGCGCTTTAGACATTATGAACTTCCTCCTTAAGCGTTAATAGTAGCAAAGTAATTTTCATGTTCATTAAGTTCACTAAGAACATCGATGAATAGTTGATGTGCCTTTTCATCCCACATATCAATATTACCGCTAACGTTTACGTTTTTATGAATCCCTTCAATATCGTAGACTTTTAGGCGCTCTTGATATCTTACAATTGTATTTAGAACGTTTCCGCCATACATTTCCTGAGCTTGTTGTAATACTTTATTATCCACTCGTTTTCCTTGATGTAACATCATTGGGATAATGCCTAAAACTTGTAGGTCTGCATCATATGTTTCTGCTAAGAACTGCATATAAGCGATGTATGTTTGAGCACCTTCTAAAGATAACTCTTGTGTTTGTAAAACGATGATACAATAATCAGCTGCTATCATAGCGTTATCTGAGTAGTCACTGATTGTTGGTGGTACATCAATGTAGATACGATCATATTTATCTTTTAATGGTTCTAGTAACTTCTTTAAATATGTAATTTGTGCAAGTTCATCCTCTGGGAACATATCAAAGAGGATTTTTGAAAGTTTTCTAAATGAAGTATTAGATGGAACGATATCCAAATTCTCGATAACTGGGATAATCTCATTCTCTAAATTTTGATTTAAAAATGCATCTGTAATAGACTTGTCTATTTGTTCAATGTCACCTGTTTTAGCAAGGACTCTTGTAGCATTACCCTGAGGATCCATATCCACTAATAGACACTTTTCGTTAAATACAGTAGCTGCTTCATAAGCTAACATTGTAGCTGTTTTAGTTTTTCCAACTCCGCCTTTAAAGTTACCGATTACGTATGTAGTTGCTTGTCTAGTCATTTTCGACATTCCTCCATAAAACTCCGATTAAGTATACCTTTGAGTAAAATGTAACATCTATATACAATATTCGCAACAGTATACCGAAGAAAAGTTTATGTTTTTCCAACAAATTTATCGAAAGAGTAGAAAAGTATACTAAAGCGTAAGATTTTTTAGTATACTTTTCCACTTTTCTACTTATACGTAGTTTATAGAGCGGGAGATTTTAAAGGTGTAAAAGTATACATTTCTACTTATGCGTAGTTTAGGGGTGTTATATATATATACCGTTAATAAAGGGTTAATCGCAATTTTAAAGCAGGAATAAATTATAAATATGAGACTCTAAGTATACATTTCTACTTATGCGTAAGTTAGAAACAGTATACTAAATTTAAAAGTAGGGTAGAAAAGTGTACTTTTACACTTTTTCGTAGGTATATTTTTCTACTTATGCGTAGTTTTAAGTTGTCATTTCGCTGTTTACAAACAAAAATGCTTGTTGTAACGTAGTAAACAACAAGCACCATTCTACAAAACAAAACATAATTTGATATTTTACATAAATGAAGATCAAGAAGATCGATAGAACAAAATTAAAAACAATTGAATATGAACACAAAACAAAAAGCCACTCCCATATGCTAACGGCTACCAACCTTTAGCGGGAATGACTCAGTTCTAGTAATTGCTACCAACACTTACTAGACATAACCTGTAACCATGCAGGAATTCGGTTTAAGTAGTGTACCACCACTATCCTTAAACAATTATGCCTTTCGACTAGGCTTATTTGATATACCCATTTTATCTATTGTTTGACTAAAATTCAACTAGTAAATGCTAGAATTGTATTTTTTGCAGTCAAAAGATATATATAGGGCATCTCTAAGCCTAGAAGACTTGTGAATGTACAGGCCATTTAGGAATTGGGGATGCCTTTTTGTTTTTGTTCGCGTGGAATTGCCTGATACCACGTAAATAAAAACTGATAAGCCGTAATTCCGTGCTGCTATACATATAGGAGGAACGTGTTACGTGCGTGGCTAGCTGTTGGTCGTGCAGGGGGTACAGAGTATGCGCCTACAAAAACAGCACCCCTCATTGGAATCCTGTTCTTCTGGTGAGGGAGGGCGAGAACGTGCCCAGGGATGATTCTCTAAAAGGTTCGGGAGGTTATCGTTAGCATTACGGTGCTAGGGAGTACATTCAGTTTGTCGTGTAGGGACGATATTACAAGGACAAGCCATAGAAAAAGGATGTATGCGGTGAAAATCGCTGAGTGAGCAGGGTCTATACATACGGATACCTTAAAAGTGACCGCATGGCGAAAACAAGACGCTTATCCATCTATTTTGATTGATTACTTTTTTTGTAGTCTTTCAAAGTAGGGGATAAATCTGCCTTCCAGCCGTGTTCCATAATCGTTCCCACATGATAAAAACCTCCAAGACCTTCAGTCAAGCTTAATTACGAAGAAAAGATGAAAAACTTGAGATTGTTTAAGACATGGGGGATATACTTACTAAGATAGAGGAATAAATAAAGGATTTACTACTTACTGGGTTGGAGGACAAGGGTACAGATGGTTAGAATATGTCTTATTGCAGAATTAGGTTTTATCAATCAGATATAGTACGTGAAATTTATTATAATATTAGTTGTGTAAATTATACTTATTAAGTATTTTGTTGAAATAAAAATATTGTTTTTTACTGATATCTATTATTATTAAAACTATATTTTAAAATTTAATAGGTGGGAGATGTTTTAATAAGTGGGGAGAATATTTAGTGCAATAATGGCAATTATGTTTGTAGTAATCGGTATTGAAGCTAATGTGAAATTAAATCCAGAATGGCATCGTTTTGATAAATTAACATCTGTTTGGATTACAGTAACGATTTGTTTAGTGTTTATACTTTTGCATTTTGGAAAAAAACAAATTTTTCAATATGTTGATGATCAACGTGAACAAATTAAAACAGATTTATTAACAGAATTTGAAAATGGATTGATGGATCGAAAAATTGAAGAAACAATTACAAATAATTTTGAAATAAATAAAGATCGATATACTCAAAATGTAAAACATGAAGTTAACCTCTTTATTCGGGAATCTTTAGATGCAATGTTTGAAAGAGAATTTCAAAGACATTCTAATGCTGTAAATGATAAAATTTCTAATTTAGAAAGATTATATGCAATTAATTTAATTAATCAATCATCTAATGAACAAAGTAATATTGGCGTTGATACGTTGATGGATATGCTAGGTTTAAATAGCAGACACGGTTCAGTATCTGAGGAGGTTCGTTAATGGATAAAAATATATTACTTACACAAGATTTTATTGACAAGATAAAGGACTTGGATTTAACAACAAGTGAGACAAATAAATTACAGAGATTTATAAGGAAAATGCACAATCCTGACAGTAAAAATTTCTATAAAAAATATCCATTAAGTACAGCTGAAAATCAAGAAGATGATTTTTATCTTTTAAGACTTTCAGCTAGAATGCGTATGATTGTTAAAGAGGATGAAGATTCCATCATTTTAATTAATATTTTTACAACAAGTGAAATGAAAACATCAATGAAAACTTCATTGATGAATTTTTTCGATGAAGCTAACGAGATAAATAAAACAAACAAATCTTAGATGGTATTTGTTCTTTACTGTATTGTAGGTCTTTCTAAACAATTATTAGAAAGATCTACAATTTAGAAATTGAATTATCTGGATCGCATCATACTACAGATAAAGAAAAGACACCCTAAGGTGCCTTCCTCCGACTTGAACCACTTTAATTTTAATAATATGTATTGGAATCCCATCCGAATATTATTTTACCACGTTAAGCAATGTTGGTTATTGAGAAAAAAGAAAACATACCTACATGACTAATTTTCGTAATTCTCATAATAACTAGCGATTTCTATTTTTAATTTTAGACAATCGGTATCTAAGATGCCTATGTTCGTCGTATCTCCCACACTAACTAATTCATTTGCTATTATTTTTTTATTAAATGAGTATGATAAATTTGTATATTTATCATATAAAGACTCGTATGTATTTTTGAATTTTGTGTATTCTGCGTAATACGCATCATTTTCTTCTGTAAATGAATAAATATTATTGATTTTTTGATGTAGTTTTATAAGATCAGTAGAAATAAAACCAAGTTTAATTTTTATGTTTTTGAGTACCATATCTGCTCTTTGGTTTAGAGAAAGTAATGTGGTCAGTTCATCAAGTTCCACTTGCATTTTTTCTAAATCTTCTAGTTTTTTCTGAGCGATAGTTGCTGTCTCTTGGTTTTGACTAATTAAAGATTCAGCTTGTTTCACCTTATTTTGAGCTTGTTTATTTAACCATGCAACATAACCAAAAACTATTGCAATAAAACCTGCAACAATTGTGATTGGTGTCCATATATTAGCAATCTGGTCGTTTAAAAAAGATATTTGGCTGTCTTTTGTAGAAATAATTTTATCCTGGACCTCTTTTACAGTCTCTAAAGACTCAACTTTCATTTGTAACTTACTCAATTGTTCTTTAATTTGTTCATTAGATATTGTAAATAACGTTAATTTCACTGTTTAGTCCCCTTTTATTTTTCTTTGAATCCTGGATGCATCCAATATTTCTTAGCGATTATAGGCAAATTTTCTCTTGGTAAATTGTCATAATTGATTTTATCAAGTGTTTCACGATCAAGTGTGATTTTCATGACAACATCTTTTGTTTTATTCCCGTATGTATCTATCATTGGATATTTATAGTTGAATGTAATTTCACCAATACTTTTTTCATGTTTTAGTTCTTTAAGTATGGCTATTGTATCTCTCCACATACCTGTTTTTGTAAGGTTAATAGTAGCTCTATCTTTCTCTTCAGCGGTAATCAGCACAATTTTATCTTTTTGATCTTCAGTGGCTGGATTATCGTTAATTTGAATAGATTCTACATTCTTTTCTTCGATCTTTGTATTTACTGCTTTTTTAATTTTATCTTCAAGCGATTCCTTTTTTTTCACTTCTTGTTTATTTTCTGCTGTTACTTCTTTAACGGCGTTTTTCTTTTCTTTTTCTTTCTTATCATGCGTCCCAGCTATCCCTAAAATGAAAAAGATGATAATTCCCCAGAACCACCACTTTTTATAAAACGGTTTCTTCATTTATGCATCCTCCAATTATGTAAAATTGTAATATTTATAGAAAGCATAACAAATTCAGTTACATCTATTATGTCATATTTTGTCGAAAGAAAATAAAAAACAGGACCGAATAGTCCTGTTGGTAGGATTGGTAAAATTATGTAAAATTTTACCTCTTTCCTTTGGAAAAGATTTCTTTTATGATGAAATCAAATCACAATATTTCATTATTCTCACCTAAGAACCTTACATAATGATCAAGTTGCTTACAGAAGTTCTCTCTTTGGCTTTCAGATAACGCCCCATACGTTTTTTGAACACCAATTAGAGTATTATGTAGCCTTTCATCATCAGTAGCGTCAGTGCGACCAGTAAGCGCATCTAACGATACATTAAAGAAGGAGGCGAGACGAAACAAAGTTGTAAGATCTGGTTCAGAAAAACCATTTTCATAGTTGTTAATTTGACTTCGACTAAGGTTTAGTTCATGGGCCAAATCAGCTTGTCTAAGCGAACGACTTTTCCTAAGATTTTTTAAAGTTTCACCTAAAGTTTTCATACTATAAGTATAGTTATAGACATATCGATATACTATAAATGATAGATATATTGTCTAATGTAGTATAATGATAGAAAATTAATCATAATTCTGAAATAAAATAGAACAAAAGTTCGATTTTGTGGTAAAATATGCATATGAGGTCTTTATTACATCACATGCATAATTGCATATTTTATTTTTATGTCAATTGAGAAACGTTGGTATATAACGTTTTTTCAACTTTCTCAACAAAAATCAGATAACTACACGACTGAATTTTGGAAAAAATGTGATAAAATGAAAATAATAAAATAATCGGACGTAAAAAAGACCCATGACTGTGCAAGTAGTGTTGGTCGCACTCTTACACCGTCCCCCCTAATACGCCTAGGGAAAACACTTGTCATAAGTCTCATACATAATTATAACACACAACCTAGATATAGTGACACGTTTTCCTGTAAATGTAAGAAATCTAGGGTAACGTGTCTTTTTTGTCCAACAAGGGGGCAAAACGTAGTGAATGACATAACGTTTAAGGAAGATAAAATTCAGGTGATGAATGGATTAATAAGAAAAATTTCAGATGATCTATTCGCTTCGAAAATTACTAGAGAAGAGTTAGCTAAGTACATTGGGATTGCTAAAAGTACTTTATCTGACATCCTTAACGGCCACACTGAAATTAGTTTCATTTATTTAGTGAAAATCATTATGCGGTTATATGAGCAACCAGCTCCAGAGATTAAAAATGATATGATTTTCGACTATCTATCATACGCAAAACCAGAAAATAAAAGGGAAGCTTTGGAGTATGCAGCGTTCCGTAGAGAATTCGATTCTCTAAAAGAGTTAATTGCTGAGGAGTTAACATCTCCAACAGAACTCAATAGAGAATGGGCAAGTGTTTATCAAGTAATTTACGAACATTGCAGAGACAAACAAGGCAATGAACCAAAGTACGATCCCTACACGTTTTATGATGATTTAGATAGTAAAAAAAGTGAAGTTTCATCTAAAGAAATGAAAATCTTTATTGAAATACTATTATGTCAAACACTTTACCAAATGAAAGAATATAAATTGTTATTCAAAAGAATCGTTCGTGTAGAGAAAAAAGCGCTTAAAATTTCAAATAAATTCATTCGCAATAGCTACTTAGTTCGAATAAAAGAAGGTATGTGTGTAACATATTTAATGCAAAACGAAATTGATAGTGCACGTAAACACTCTATAGAACTTTTTAAGATTTGCGACAAAAATCCAAATTTCGCAATTCAAAAAGCTAATGCATTTTATAACTTAGGAGAATCGTATATATTCGAAGATTACAGGAGATCAAAGAAATTCTTAGAATGTGCGCTATCTATGTTGAATGATGTGAAATACAAAGATAATGAAGATATAAAGAGAAAAATACAAAGAGTGAATAACACTTTAATCTTTTTGAAAATCCATCATTATCGTGACATACAAGATGTATATTCCGGTCTAGATAAGGATGGACATGTATATTTAGAATTACGAAAAGGAAACAAAGAAAAAGCAGAAATGTATTTATTAGAAATCGAAAAAGAAAATGGTTCATTAAACGAATTCCAAACGTGTTATATGGGATTAGCTAGAAATGATAAGTATTTATTAGAAAAGTCACACAAGATGTTTTTAGAAAAGAAGAGTCTTTTTTATGCAAATTTACCTAAATTATACTTGGGCTATAATTGAAAAAATGGTATAATAATCTTATGAGAAGAGGTGAATTTA